CTGCGCCCTAAACTTAAAAGGAATGTCAAGGCATCTTGCTATGGTTTTGATGTGATTATTTTCAGGTATCTTATATGTCACCTGTTTATCAAACGGCAAGGGTGTCTTGAACCTTTCCAAAACAGGTCTTCCGTCATTTGTCAACATATCATTGTCACCATAACACATCCAATTAATTTTTATGGCGTTAAATTGTTGGAATTTTTCTTGTGACAGATATTCTGTTATCGTACCTACTTTCGTGAAAGTAAGAAACTCATCACAATCAAAAAAAGCAATCCAATCATATTGGTTCTTGTACTCATTGTAACATTCCTCATATGCTTGCAATTGGCACACCTTCCTGTTTCTGTAATCTTTTAATATCACAAAACCGTTACCAATATAGTCCCCAATCACTTCCTCAAAATGTTCCTCACCGTCATAGTTGTTATCATATAAACAAATGTTAGTGAAACCTAAAGCCTTGTAATACTCAACATATTCTCTGATATATTGATTTTCTTTTCTTCCTATACAACAAAGTAATGTTCTCATATTTAGTTATTGTTTTTCTATGTAATTCATTATATTTTTTTTCATTTTTCCAAGTGTGGTTTCAGACACCTGTATAATTTTCTGTTTGTTTTGTTCAATAAACCTATCAACATCAAATGTTTCAGGTTTGTACAATTGTATTGGCATGTTAAAGTAATAGAAGTTCAACATTGGTCTTGTCATACATTGTGTTATGTATTCTTTGTCTTCTTTTGTTGGTTGTAGTGTTGTCAGTTTGTTTAAAATCTTAACATAAATCTGATAAGTATCACATTGCGCTAACGCTTCCTGATAGTCTAATGTTTTTATGTTGTTTTTCTTTTTATCTTTAAAATACTCACCCATAAAACTACCAATTGTTGATACATTAGCGGAAACCTCTATTGAATATGAACAATATAAACCATAAAAAAAATATCGTGTAAACTCACTATTGCTTCCATTAACAAAATCAGATAGATATCTATATAAAATCATTGATTTTTCATTCACGCCTTTTATTTTAGGTAAATTATCCTGAAAACAATGCATTATCTCATGGCACACAGTTGTTATCAATTTATATTTTGGTGTTCCACCCCATATGATTTTCAATTTAATTGTAGGCGTGTTATCGTCATATTCTCTAACACCTTGTACTGTTTTTCCTTTGAAATTAATGTCTAATGTCCATTCACTGATAACCTTAACTTTCCCAACACCTTCTATATCACCAACAGTTTCAACAACCGTAACATCATTGTTTTGTGTGTTTTGACCTCCATTAAAATCACTAAATATTTTATCTGTGAGTTTTTTTACCGAATCATATTGTCCAGGAAATGAACCATATGCTTCATTTAGCATTTTTTCAGAAAACAAAGAATTTTGTTCGTGGAAAATTTTTTGTTCTTCCAAAAAAAACCTACGACAATCAGCATCAATCCACATCTGTCTCAATTTATTTTCCATATTTGTTCCAAATAATTATTAAACGACTTCTTAATTCCTTCCGCTTGTATTTCTTGTTTAATTTCATTTTTTAATAAATATTTCACCTAAAACAGTTTCAACACAGTTTACCTCTTTAGGTACTATTACTCTATTATTTAAATATTTTTTATCAATTTCTTTTAAAATATCACTGCTTTCCCGTTTTTTTATTTCTTCTAAACATCTTAAACAAATAATCTTGTTTAATTTTTTAAAATTAAATTTTTCTTTATATGAATCAGATTCAAGAGTTCTCAAAACCGTAAAATAATCAACACCCATTGTCTGATATAACTTAAACAAATTAAAAGTAATTCCGACATCATCAACACCTGTATAAAGTGGCTTCAATTCAAGACTGTCAAACAAATCTTTTAAAACACATCTATTAAAAACAAGCAAATTTCCCCTTAAAAACGGTATTCCTTGACTACCTACATTTGACACCACTTTACAACCATACAATTCTCTCTTATTGGGGTCAAGGGTTTCCAATGTGTCTAATAACAAATCCACATTAACCCAATTAGATGTATTTGTCCGTATTACAAAATCATAATCTTTGTTTTTAAAAACATATAAAGCCCTAACAGTTTTTAGAAATGTGCTATTTAAATCATCTTTACAATTTAGCAATAACACATCCCCTTCAAGGGTGTCGTCACCCTCTCCCCTGTAATAAAATATATCACAGTCCTTCCTGAGCCTTTTAGCCCATGTTTCCCTTATAATCTGTTCCTCATTTAAATATCTTTCCTGATTACAGGACTGTACTAAAAATAAAACTCTCATTGCAAATTAATAACTAAAGGCTTACTAATGGTTAATTTTCCGTGTGCTTCATATATCTCAATTATAACATCGTCAAAAACAACATTTTCAAAATATTGTTTATTAGACTTACTATTTCTATTATCCAAAAAAACAACTTCTTTATAATAACAACATAATATTGGTATTGCAGGTATTAACATACTATCACCTGTCACCAACAATTTTTTATCATTATCAATTGTCTCATTAATAATTTTACAACATGAATGACTTCCCCTAAACAATTTATGATAATTTGAATTAATCTCATAACCGGTAGTATCATCCCATACTTCATTTACAAAGTTTAATGATGAAAAATCACCATGTTCAGATAATACTTTTCCTTCTTTGCTAAAAGTAAACTTCATATCTTTATTTTTAGGCACCAGATAACTTAAATCATGTCTTTTATCTTCACTAAAATAATCAACCAACTCAAAATCATTCATGTTAAAATTAAGATTTTTAATGTAAAGGTTCATTAGTGGTAAAATCATTTTATAAAAATTACTTGGATATAGGTGATGTTCATTACATTTGTAGCCAACCATATATTTCAAATTCAACCACCTCATATCAATTGTTTTTTTATCTTTTAAAAAACTATCCCAATCAGATAATGACCATATGGTTTGTTCAGGCTTAGGAAATCTCATCCAAAATATATTATCATTTGATTTTGCTAATAATGTAGGCTTTTTAACATCACTGTGCGTTACATTCCATTTAAACACATCACCATGAAATATGGCTTTATCAAGAACAACAATATCAGTATTGTTACCCCCTTGTCTATCTTTCCATAAACAATAATATAACGATAATTGGTCTCTATGTGATTTTTCCCTTACTTCGTCCCACCATAATTCCATTAATCTTTTACAATTCTCATTATTGTGATATCTAAATATAATACAAGTTTGTGTCAAGCCATAATGTAATGGCATACCTTCTTTGTGATATTCAATTACTTGGTCAGCAATTTTATGGGCATCATCTTTTCTTGCATAAATACATGCTTTGGCTTCGTCAAAAATACAATCTCTATCAGGGTGTTTACCGATAAAAATATAACCTTTAGTTTTTGGGCAATTTTCTTTGATATACGTGTTAACATCACCAACAACTTGTACATTACCATCAATATAAACAGAAAAATCATATTCTGGAAGATATTTATGTGTCAATATTTTAATTGCCCTTTGTTGCTTTACGAAAGAAAGCCCTTTTAATTCCTCAGGTATTTTCCTAAAAGTCCAAATGTCACTTTTAAGTTCGGTATTGTCTGTAAAACAAACATAATCATACCCCTTAATTTGAGGTTGTTCAATTAAGTTGTCATACCCACCGGTAATAACCGTATATATTACTTTTTTACTCTTAGTCGCTGCCATTTTCTAATAGTTATGCATATTATTTTCACCAATATTCTTTTTCCTTGCCCTTGCCTCATATATAGCCTTAATCCTCTCGGCCTTATCTTTTCTCACATAAGGAACACTGACGGTTTTTTTAATCCCAACATTTTTCTCTTTCTCAGTTTTGGGTTTCACCGCATTGACATAACAACTGATGTCACTGTCTTTAGTGATTTCCTTATATGTGTTTGTCATTCTCACACAAATAGCATCATCAGCGGATTTTACCCAACCTTTCACCCTCTCACAATAGACAAGATTTCTCCTTCGCTCAGGTGACGCAAAATTTGTCGCCTTGGCAACAGTTAGATTTGTGGTGTGGATTCTTCTGTCAAACAACACTTTATCAAGCCTCTTTCTTCTGACAATTTTCCTTAACCTTATCTCAAACTCAGAATCCGCACTACAAGACCATGGCATGTACCCACCATATTTGTCAAAATATTCATGTCTCACCATAATCTGTCCACATGCCCATTGCACATTTTTCCGTTTTCCAAAGTTCTGCATCTTGAAATTGATAAAGTCAGTGTCTTTCATGGTGTTCACCAACGTCTCAATCATCTCAGGTCTCATTATATCATCACAATCAAACCTCACCAACTTATCATATTTCGCCAATGACATCATGGTGTTTGTTGTCACATAAGTACCCCTATTACTGTCCATCATAAACACCCTGAGATTCTTGTAATTACCCATTATTTCCTGAACCTTCTTCAATGTGTTGTAGCAATAATCAACACCCAATAAAATCTCCCAATTATCATGTGTCTTGAACCATGTCTGTTTCTTTATTGAATCCAGCGTTTCCTCAACATAATCAGCCACATCATATCCAGTCAAACAAATAGAGACACCTTCCTTATATTTGGGTAATGTCGGTAACTTCAACATATTACCGACCATTATCTCATCTTCAGGTTTCTTATATCTGAAATATCCCCTACCAGGTGTGAATGTCATTTCACCCAAGTAAACAACACCGTCAACACAATAAAAGTCAACCCTGACGAAATGAAAATCCTCCGACAATTTCTCAGCGTACTCAACCATTGTGTTGAATCCGTTCGGTTTCTCATACTTATCATTCACACCAACACCATATAAATCAATCGGCCTGTCATTCATGTCATAGTACATAATGTCGCCATGGCCATGACCGTCATTTATTGTCCACAATCTTGGTTTACCGTTAAAACACCAAAATTTATAATCATATAATGAACTGACTTGCTTCTCGTCACCCAACAATTTCTCCGCAAATATCTTTGGGGTTATATATGAGTAATGTGGTTGACAACTCTCATAACCAAAATCTGTCGCCAACCATGTTTTACACTTCTTAATGACATCTTCTTTATTTAATTTGGATTTGTCCTTACAGATGATATTCATGTTGTACCCATGGTTTGCCTTAATAACAAACTCGTTGGGTAAGTCATCGAACTTAATATCATTAACATCATTAAACACCTTAATGACAGGCACACAAATGTCCTTACCTAATTTTTCTATTACATATTGATGTAAGCCTAATTTATCGGCACACCTCCCCTTTAATGGAGTAGAATCATGTATTTTTAACCAATTAATCTTATCTTCAATTGTCTTAGGTGCTTTTATATTTACCTTGTTTTTTTTGATTTCGTCAACCAATTGTCTATTGTTCAATTCTAACTGCATATATAAATCAATTTGTTTTCAAAATAAAAGATAACACTAAAATAGTCAACAAAATATAATATATATTTCTAACAAAAAAAAAAAGAATAACATATCCATAATCAGATATATTATTCTTATGTATATTGTTTATTACACATTTGTTGTAACAAACTTGAACCTCAGCTTTCATTTAACACTTTCCTTACGCTTTCAGCGACAATATTCATCATTTTTTTCTCGTTTAGTTTAATACCGCCACTTTTTTTTGATTCTGTCATGTTGTCGTCCTCAAACGGATTATACTCCTTCTCACCATATTCCATTATGTAATCTTGTATTTCACTCTCATGTTCCTGCACAAAATTTTCAAAGGCCATGTCATCGTTCTCATCAATTCCCATATCCCTTGCCTCATCCACAAGCATGTTCTCAACATCGTAATAATTAATTGTCATGCCATTGTAAATCAACTCAGGGTCTGAAAATTCACCATGCCACCTAACTTTTATATTTTTACACCCATAAAAATTATCTGTTTCACCCAATTTTCCACCACCCAAAGTAGTGTCATACAGTTCACTGTCTTCCATTAGATGTTTATATACGGACTCCACAATCATGCTTCTTAATTGGTTCTCGTTTATTTTAATCTTTTCCATATTCAAAACTATTTTCTTTATAAATAGTATGGAAAATTAAAAAACAACTACATCGTTTCAACCATATAACCACCACATTCAAATTTTGTTACACACCCACAATTAGAACATCTTATATTAACTTCAATTCTATCAGTGTTAACCTCAATTCTGTCTGGTTCCTCATTTGTTGTCACAACATTTATGTCCTCAAAACTCAAATAATTTCCACATCTGGAACATTTGTGTGACATAATGTCATTGTTAATACCCACACAATCAAAAAATGTTATGTTATCAACCGCGCTCAAACAATTTTTAGCCATACTATATCTTTTTCCAGAACTTATATGTTATATCCTTCCATCCCATATGTTGGGGGTTCTTTATACCGTTTTTAATCTCATCAACCCTCCATTCAGTCTTATAAGCGTACATTCTCTGATTGGTTGTTTCTTTGTTAAGTGGTCCTTTTTCCTCATTATACTCGCCCAACTTAAGATAGTCAAAAACATCCCACATTCTTTCATCAACATCAAATGTACCACAATAAATGGCTGTTTTCAAACCTTTCAAATGCACATGTACCGCCAAGTCCAAAATTTCTTGCACATCATTTCCCTCACCCAAAAAACAAACACAAGTGACACCCTCATTTTTCTCAATTAAATCATCCAAGACATCATTAGTCAATTCATCACCAATGTCTTTTCTTAAGTATGGACTATGACAACCTTTACAATGATGCGGACAGTTAGATATGTTCAAAGTTAAACTAATCTCATCAGGCACTTCTGAAAAAGTGACCATAACATCATCTTTAATGTATTTAACCATATTTAATCATTATTTTCTATTTCGTCAAAATAATACCTAATTTTATCTCTCATATCTTCAGCGTGTTCAATGTTTCCTTTATTGTCAATATTAAGATAAACATAGTCCCCATACCCATTATCTTCCAGAGAAAGAAAACCAGGAACATAATATTGGTCATACTTATCAGTGATGTTCACCACCTCATTCATGTTCTCATCCAAAAAAACATATTCACCATCATCAGCAACCTTATATTGCGCCTTCAACCAAAAATTATCTGGCCAGTTCAAAACCTTACCGTTGTCAATATCAATAACAATCTCCCAATAATCAGAAGGTTTATAACCAATATCTTTTCTTACAACACATGGCGTTATTTTTTTCATGTTTTCACTTTCCTCATCGGTATCTTCCACATTTGGGTCAATATAATTACCACCATCTGTGGAATATTCGCAATCTTGCCAATATCTTACACCCATAGTAGCGCGAAGATACTTAATGTCCTGTTCTGTTTTTACAGTTCTACTAATTTTCATGTTTTTTTTTTTATTAAAAATTTATTTTTATAAAAATATAAAAATGTTTTGAAAATAGCAACAAAAATACCCACAAATTTTTAGTTTGTGGGTTTGTTTACATAAAAACAATCGGAATTATCCCTTTTAGTTATACACTCTTTGATTAGCCTCAATTTGTCTTGGTTCACTAAAATCCTTTATTTTCTTCAAATAACCAATAATTCTTGTTAAATGACTGACATTTGAACTACCACACTTTGGACATTTGTCAAGTGTATGTACATCAATATGTCCACAACCTTCTTCCTCACAAACAGTTCCCATAACATTAAATGTGAAATACGATGTGCCATTTTTTGCAGCAAATTTCAATAGTTTTCGATATTGTTCCTGTGTTAAAAACTCTTTTAAATTTTGGTGTAATGCCATTCCACCATCGCATTTAGACGAAAACCTTCTACCATGCAAAACAAACTTATCCAAAATACTAACATTTTCATCTTCTGGATTGTAAAAATATGAACTATACATCATATGTTTATTAGAAACATAGTAGCCATCTTTTTTATCCCATTCATAATGTTTATATGAAACATTTTCACCAGGAATAAACTCAGTATTGAACATACAGTCTCTTGTTTTATCCTTTCTATTACTAAGATTGATTGTCTCAAGAATTAAGTTAGCGAATTCTTCATAATCTTCATTTGGTGTAATTTCAAGACCCATAAATTCTGCCGCATCAGTTAACCCATTAACACCAACGGTTAAATATTGCTTTCTCATGTCAATAAAACCAGCGGAATAAACAGGTAACATGTTTGCATCATAAAAATCCTTAACAATTGCATTAAATGATGTTAAATATTTGTGTACCCTTTCAGTAAGTTCAGTTATATAATTTTTAACATAGTCATAAACCTTTGTTCTATCTACATTCTTTTGTAGTTTTTCACCTTTTTTATATTCAATGTTATTGTCTTTATAATATCTAAATGTTGCGTCTTGAACCGCTCTATTTAAGTCAATTGTCATAACACATTTTGAACCAGTCGCAACTGAGGCTGTTCCCATTGAAAACTGATGGGTTGTATGATTAAATTCATCTTCTTCATCTTGTTTCTTTAAGCCCGACCTAAGTCGGCAACAGCTACTGAGCGAGTCAGGACTATCACTTAAATAACAGAAGAAACTATGACCTTTTGACCACATTTCAGCGGTAAAATCGGCATATTCTTTATCAAGAAAATCATCGTTACCATCAGTAAGTAATGCCATTGTTTCAACGGGAAATGTTAATACATATTTTTTCCTTTCCTCTAAGAAAAAGTTCATAAACCTCTTTTGTAACCAAGACAATGTTTCCCAAATTGGTTTGGTTCCGTCAGGAAAAACAAAATCTCCAAAGACACCTTCAAAATAATATTTATCAAAATAAGAAACATTCCAAAATACGGTTTGATATCCACGATTACCAGCTGGCATGTTCATACTATGCACAACTTGTTGAAAACAGTTCTCAATAACTTGGTCAAGCGTTCTCTCTTTCTTGTTAATCTCAACAACTTTATCCAATTTAGTGAGATAATCATCACCATAATCCTTTCTTATAAACCAGTCCATACAAAGCAAAAACTCAGGGGTTGCAACAGCACCCATAAACTGAGATGATATTGAATAAACCAAATTAATGAACTCACCACAATATGATTTCAAATCAGTTGGTGCGACTGAAACACCACCCAACTTTTTAAGACCATCCACAAGAAAAGGATACATGGTGATTGCGACACAGTAAGGAAAACCAGGCGTCCCTGACTCATCATGCCTGTAAATAATATGATGTTCCAAATCGTAAATGTATTGGTCAGCAAGTTTTTTACTATATAATGATTTGATTTTATTATGCATTATATATCTATTCTGTTGTATGTTTTCTCCTTTATGTATCTCTTGTCCAAGAGTCACAATATTTTTATTGGAGACATTAGCGTTAGAATCATATTTTGAACCGGTCGCCGCATTAGACGCTTTAATATAGTTTTTTACAAAATCATCATTCTTTTTGAGTATTTTTCTGTTTGTTCCATTTTCAACAAAACTCTTAGCGACTTTTTTATTGATAGACATCAATGCTTCCGTTACTTGTCTATCAATTTCAAGTGTTGTCATCTTGTCATAAACATATAGTTCATTCACAATCGCATCCAGAATCACATTGTTACACTCCTCACCGACAGAATTATACGCTTCACAAATACTTTTTTTTACTTTATCTCTACTGAATTCCTCATAAGAGCCATCACTTTTTCTAACATCCATATTATTTTCCTGTTTATATTTTATATTTTTTATTATTGTTCAAGTTTTACCTTAGGGTAATATAAATAGTGGAAATTCTGAGTTAATCACCTTAAAATTTCCACTATTTTTCAACAAAAATCAGAACCAATTAACTCTCAAAACATTGTCAAAGAAAATTTTTTTACATTTTTTTCTTGTCTGAATTTATAGCGTCCCTGACTATTTTTATTTGTTCAACATAGTTCCTATTCTCAATTCTTGCTTGCTCATCTTCCCATTCTTTTAGTGAATCCAGTTCTTCCACCTCATCACATTTGATAATAGAAAGACCGTTATCAAAATAGATATTTTTGAAAATCTTGGAACCTCTTCCTGACCTATTTTTAAGCAAAGCCAATGTTGCCCTATTATTTTCCCTATCCTCAGTTGTTCTTGCGATTGAGATGATAACTTGCGCAATCTGACCTTTCTTGATTGAACCACCTGATTTATCAACGGTGACAATCTCAGCCATAATACTATCCTTATTACCTTGAGTCGGAATCCACATGGCGATATTAAGTTCCTTTGCCATCGCCTCCAACTTTCTCATGGTTTTTCCTTCTCTTGTCCATTCGGAATCAGATGAACTTCCACCTTTTTCCAATTCAAGGCATTCAAAATAATCAAGAATTACAAGGTCAGGTTTAAAACCTTTGTTAGTTAGTTTTAGGATGAAATTTTTAATGTCACCTACGGTCATTTCACCCGTCTTAAAAGACTTAAGCCTAAGATTCTCCGCCAATTTATCCCTATCTGGGTGATGTGATAGAATATTCTTAATATCCGTTTTTTTATTGGTGTCAAGTCTTTTAAATTCACAAGCCTCAACATCAGTAAGTCGTGAGAAGTGTTTTCTTGTTATATCAACATCATCGTCCTCAAAATAAATCTGAAGGGTTTTCCATCCTTGGGATGCGGCGGCTGAGGCGAAAGCCGTGGAAACCGTTGTTTTACCTGCGCCAAGAGGTGCGATAATCAAACCGATTTTTCCTTTATCAATTCCACCACCAAGAATATCATCAAGACCTGCAACACCTGTCGGAATTGACACAGTATAGTCAGCGGAAAGGGCTTTTTCCTCCAAATCAAAAATCGAATAACCATAATCATCAACAGCATCACTTTGTAGTGCTTCCTCAATCATTTGTTGACACTCATCGAACTGCTCAATATCGCCTTTGCCAACCTTTTCCAACATTTTGTTAGCCGCCTTGATTAATCTCTGTTGCTTAAAAAATTTAAGGGCATTCTCTTTGACAAGAGTGTTGCCCTCATAATTCAAGTTTTTCAGTTTGTTAATCAGTTCTTCCCACTCCTTTATTTCGATTTCATCATTTGCTTTGCTTCTTAAAGCAATGTCAATTGTTGAATATGATGGTACAATATTCTCTTTATTATAATAGTCTTTTATTGTACCAACAAATCTTTTTAAGAGTTGGTCAGTAAAGGCGTTTTGGTCAACAATATTGGCAATTTCATTGAAAAAATTATGGTCTTCCATGAAATATTTAACCAATTTATATTGGAAATCTATTCCAAGATAACCTAAATTACTTTTGTCAATTGTTTTACCCATTCTTACGCTTCTGCCTCATTAAGTTTTCTCATTCCATCATCAGTCAAACCATAAAGTTTAAACAAATCAGCGTCTGACTGAACATTATAATAAGTCTTGTCACCAAAGACATCATCAACCACATAAAGGTTATCGTTCCTAAAAGAACAAACAACACAAATTTCCTTAATCAGCCCCCAAACCAAATCAGACTTACCCTTTACAATCTGATAATCAAGGTATTGTTCGAAACTGAGATGGAAAATATCTTCGTCTGACTGTTTACCCCTCTTATTTGACAAATCAATTGAGTTCCTAATGTACTTAGGGTAATACCCGTCCCAAATCTTAGAACAGACCTCCTTACCGTCCACAAGGAAAGCGAACTTATATGTCGCGGTTACAATCTCAGGACTGTCATGTAACTCACCGTCATCAAATTTAAAATCAAGGGGTTTAACACCCTTCTCAGTCCATGCGTAATCAGTGGCGTGACCTTTAACCACAATACCCTGACCAAGACTCATCCTGTTCCTGTTGGCAGGGTTTTCAAAAAACTTCTCCATTTCGTCCATACTATCAAAATACTGTGGTGTGTAAATACCCAAATAAGTGATAGTTTTTTCTTTAAGGTCATTGTCAATAACATCAACACAGTCACTAATAACCTCTGAAAGATTATATGACTTTAGACTGAGAGGATTAAAATTGTTAATTCTGAAATAACGTTGGCAAATGATATTGTTGTCAACTGTTAGTTTAAATTCAAACCTTTCTTTGTAATCCCTAACTGGGAACTGTTTTCTAAATTCTACCATTTTTATATATAATTTAAAGTTAAATGTCTTATTTCTTTTACAAAAATACTAATATTATCATTAAATACAAATTAATTTTTAATTATTTTCTTTTTTGTACCTTGAAATTTCCTTATCTGCTAATGATTTGAACGGCTCAAAAAACCCTGCAAACTTATTTTCATTCCTTAGTTCAGTAATATCATCCTCAACAATATATTTATAAAGATTTTTAAATGACCTACCTTCAGGGTCTTGTACATTGTACATCATATTATTTAATTCGTCTTTAGCCTCATCTGATATAAGCGGTTCACTCAAATCAATGATTTTTTTATTAATCTCATAAAAATTACCATCATAATCACCCCTACTTACACCATTAACAATGTTTTCCTGCCATTTCAACGGTTTCTTTTTATTATTTATTCTTTCAGTCACCATTGTCTTGGCTCTCTCAATCACCTCATCAATAGTAATTGGTCTTTCTTTAATTTCAGGTATCAACTCATATAACCTGTTTTGGCTTACACCATCTATATTTTTAATATTATCACTTGTGTCACCACAAAATATTTTTTCCAACACAACATTCTCACTTGGAATGCCTCTGATTTTCTTAATATTTTCTTTGGAGATAAACTTGTTTATTTTCTTATCATAAATACACACAGTGTCAGATATTAACTGTGTCAAATCATGGTCAGTTGACATGATTACGATTCTTTCCTCAGGTCTCTTATTTTTTACATAATATGCGATATAATCATCACCCTCAGTTATCTCATCATCATCAAACATCCATCTAATATATAACTCATTAAAATATTTTAACAGTATGTCTCTTTCTCTTGCAAAATTCTCATCAATAAACTTTTCCCTATCACTTTTGTCCCTTTTAGGTTTATTTTTATTAAACAAGTAATTTTGCATTGACTTTACTTTTGCCTCAAATACCTTGCCGTATTCCGACAAATTTTCACTGTTAACAATTGATTTGTAGTCCTTATCAGGTCTGTTCGCTTTATAACCGTTATAGATTAAATAACGTTTAAGACCACTTTTGTGTCCATCAAAAAATATATATACATAATCAAACGCCTTTTTCTGTAACATTAACCTTATCTGTAATAACACCTGAAAAACACCGCCATAATGATAACCTTCAGTATTTATTTTATCATCAGACATACTTAGGTTTAAAAGATTGTTACCATCTATTAATAAAGTATAAAAAGGCTTTTTTTCTAATTCGGGTCTCTGCTCTATAATTTTTTTCCTAATCGGTTGTGCCATCTGTCAATAATTTTAATATTCTATTTTTTTGTAAAAATATATAAAAAACATAAAAAAACCAAGCATCTCTACTTGATTTCTAATTCTTTTAATAGTACTTCATTAAAAAACAAACTACCATTTTTAGTTACACTTTTCAATGCATCCATACTTAATAATTTGATTTTGGATAATTCTTTTTTAACATCAATATTAATATCATACATTGCAAAAACTCTTTTTATTTCCTTTTCTGTATTTGTATTAATTTCTCGTGGTAAAACATATAATGTTGTGTAAAATGTTTTATATGATTCGGTTTTTATTAAATCTTCCTTATATGATTTTAACAAAAACCGATATTTTTCATTCTGATTTTCAATTTTTCTTAAATTGTTCTTCAATTGACTAAGCCTGTTTTTGGGATACATTTCAGATAATTGAGAATATGTTGATGACACAATGGCCTGTCTTTCATGATAATAACAACTATATATCGCATAAGCAAATAAGTGAACAACTTGACTAATATTATCATTCCGTATTATTGAAATTATTTTAGAATACCAATCAGCCACTTCTATGTCTTGTTTAGCCTCAGCCCTTTTTAAAAATATATTACCATGTCCTAATTCATGTGATATAATAGAACTGATTCTTGCTTTAACCCTTTCTTGTCCCATTTCAACATCGTTTTGTGACAAAAATAAACGTACTAAAAACTTTTCAATTGTATATATATTATTATCAGATTTAGTACCATATGGTAAAATATCAGCTTTACTATTTAATAAAAAACCGTTACTTTCCAAAACCAAAACTAAGTTAATATCTTCGCCATCTATACTAATAGTTGTCTCAATTTCTTTTTCTTTCGAAAGGAACATTTTAAAAAATAATTCTGAAATATCATTGGCAATCTTTCCTTGTTTTTCAAAAGAACCCAATGACTCAGTAATAAACATACTTTCCTTTCCTTCTTTCAATAAATTGTTAAAAGGAATAAGATTAATATGCTCCTTAAATTTTATGTATTCCATATTCTTTGACTATTTCTAAAATTTTATTTATGTCAGTAAAATAAATGTCATCATCCTCCAAATATTTTACAAATTTCTTTTCTAAAAAATAAATTAACTTAATATTATTCTCTTTGCACAATTGTTTTTTTAATAAATCTCTTTCTTTTCTAATATTTAAATTTTCTCTTTTTTTAAAAAAATCTTTATCAATAAAGTGTTGTTCACCTTGACATTCAATTGCAATATTATAGTCCGGAAGATAAAAATCTAAACTTTGTAAACCCAACCAAGAGAACTTTTTCTGCATTTTATAGTTAATGTTATTTTCTTTTAAAAATTTTTCAAGATTTCTTTCCAAACTCGGCATTTGACATTTAGGACAACCATGACCTCTTGCAAATTCTCTGGCAATAATATCAAAGTCACCATGTTTTTTACAAGTAATTGTAATTTTTTGCCTGGCTCCATTAAAAACCGCATTTTCAAACGTATACTTTTCGTTAATATAATCATTTTTAACCTCAGCTAACCACACATCAGTTGTTTTATTTAATCCCCTACATTTTGGACAACCTCTACCACAGAGGTGTGTATTGGGTTTTTGCTGAAATATGCCATGTTCATTTCCTAAAGCATCTTTTTCATGACAAATTACATCTACCTTAGTTTGAGAATTGAGATATTCTACTTTGCTATAGTCATATTTATTACCATGAACCTCTTTTGCTTTTTTAACAAAACTTTCTTTATCATCCTTTTTGGAATCAATTAAACATTTTGGACAAACGCCGCCTTTAATGTGTATAATTGTTTGTTGTGTAAACTCACCATGTTTAGGACAAATAATTGTTATTTTATCAGCTTGTGTTTTTAAAACAACTTTCGAATAATCATATTCTCTATTTTTTACTGCATTCCAAAATAACTCACTTAATTTTTCTTTTTTGCTTTTTTTCCTAATCTTTTTAATTTTTTTCTCATGTTTGAAAACACTACCACTTTTACTACTTAAATGATTTTGTGGTGTCTGCCAAAATTCGCCATATTCAGGATGAATTATACATATTTTTGTTGTATAATTAACATATTCCATTTTTGAATAGTCATACTTCCATCCAAATTTTTCCCTTGCCCTAATTAAGAAAATATTTTTTGTTATTTTATTACACATTGGACAACCTTGGCCACTTTTATGTGAATGTGGTGTTTGTTCAAATTCACCATGTTTAGGACAAATAATTGTCACTGGTGTGTTGTTATTTATATACTCAACTTTTGAGTAGTCATATTTATCACCATGTATTTCTCTTGCTTTATTAATAAATTCTTCGATATTTGATTTTTTCGCCATATAATATTAAGTTCAAAAAGTGGAAATATAAATATTTCCACTTTATTTATTCTTCAATACTGTCTTCTTCTGTAAACACAATATCCTCTGCTTTAGTGTCTTTAATTTCTTCACCAAATAACCCTTTCATTTTTTCAAAAATAATTGGTATCTGTGTTTTTTTATATTCATCTAATTCTTCTTCAGTAATTATACCATTATGTACACAACACATTGTACCACTATATGTTATGTTATATGGGGTCGGTAACTGATTTTTATAAACACTGATTTTTGTAATAGTACCATATTGGTACTCTTTACCTTTAAGTGTTGCTTTAAGTTTTTTTGTTGCGGCCTTCGCAGTACCCCCACAATGAATACCTAATCTGGTTGCATAGTATAAAGTTTTACCTCCACTGTTTTCTATTGAAACAGCACCACCCATAGAATTCATCACATCTTGCCAAATTTTATTTACAACAAACAATGTATTTGTGTACGGTGACCCCACTTCTTTTGATGCTGAAATTCTTGGGAATATATCTTTAAAAGATGATGCAATAGCGCCAGCATCAAATTGATTATTTCCTGTTTTTGATACTAAACTTTTTTGTGATTCCACACTCCCCACCGAGTCCCATAAAAATAATAATGGCATTGGAAGTTCACCGTTATCTTGCATATCCAAAAATGATTTAATAATAAAGGCTATGTCTTCAATAACAGGTGTTGTTCTTTTTTTGGTTACTCTTTTACCTTGTAAATAATCCATATCACCACAATATTCACAAATACCTTTATTAGTGAAAAGAACAAAATTTCCTTCCCAATCAACAATTTTTTCTTCACCTGTTTCTTCATCTGTTTCATAAACTGGTGTTATATCCATACCACAGTCTTTTGCATATTGAAAATCAAAATTTCCTTCTGTCTCAAATATAACAGGTAAAATCCCTTGTCTCATTGCACTTGCAATTGCACAATTTTTTAAAGTTGACTTGCCAGTATCAGACCAACCTCTAACTGAAAATACACCCCTACCCATTGGAATTCCCGGTAAATGCAGTGCTTCTCTGTATGCTTTGGGCATTATTATCCACTCTATTTCTTTATCCGCAACTTTTGAAATGTTTCCACCTAATTTTTCTTTTTTAAATTCATTAATGTCAAATGTTTTACTTTTCACTTCTTTTTTCTTTAATGGTTGTGCCATAATATTTACAATTTAATTTAAATTTTATTTTTAATATATTCTTGTTCAATCACTCTTTCAATGCTAATTGCCTGTGGTGGTATATTATCATAAGTATACACACAATCAAAGGCATTAGGGTCATATGAGAAATCAATATTTTTAATTAATTCTGTATCTATTTTCAATAATGTATAAGTACCATTATAAACAGTAGTATTTTTTTGTTTTGCTTTTTTCAGTTCTTCGACATAAAACTGTTTCATTAGAATTAAACAGTCATCATCATCTGGTTCGTGTAAAAAACAATATATTCTATCAGGATATACAAATTTTTTATTATATGTTTTTGGTACTAATCCGCTTTTAAGAATTTTATTGACTTTATTTGTGTGCGTCAGATGATAGATATATTCTTCGTCTTGTACTAATTCATTAACTTTATTTTGATGTCTTGGCTCATAGTAAATGTACAAGGTTGTACCGTCTTTGGATACTATAGTTTCTGATGGAAAATAACCACATAATGCCATATCACTATCTACAACATGTTTATTTTCTTCATCATTATAAACACCAATTCTAAAAATTGTTACATTATTATCATTTTCAAATGTTTCTACAAATGCATATTTACCATATCTTTTTTCTAAATACCTTTTAACTTTTTCAGGCTCATATGTACTAAAAACACCTTCCATTAAGGGACTTTCTTTTAGTTCTTTTGACATTGTAAAAGGGTTTAGTAAAGATTCTTTCAAATGGAACATAATACTGTTTGTGAGCCTTTCAATATCTTTTTCACTAAAACTACGATTTTTCTTTAATGGTTGTGCCATAATATTTACAATTTAATTTAAAATTTATTTATCATCAACGGTAAACTTATAATTTTTGTTATGTGTTTTTTCGAAATAACATTTTCTACACAGAGCCACATACCTGTCATCACCACCTATTTCAATCTGACTACCTTCAGTCACAATTTCCTTATTGACATTGATTCTTGCGTTTACCATTGTTTTCTTTCCACAATAACAAATAGATTTAATCTCGTGAATTTCATCAGCCAGTTCCAATAGTCTTTTAGAGCCAGGAAAAAGGTGTGTTTTAAAATCGGTCTTTAGGCCGTAGCATATAATATTCATGTCGTAAATGTCAGACAAGGCACATAACTGCTCAACTTGTTCAGGTGTTAAAAATTGTGACTCATCAACTAAAACCCATTTAATTTTAACCAAATTTATCTCATTAAATGTCACAATTAAATTAAAAATGTTGTCGGTGTCCGATATTGTCACACATTCTCTTGACCCAAGTGCCCTTGAATAAACTTTATTTTCACCATCCCTGTCATCAATCTCACTTTTTATGACAAGAAAAGGAATACTATGCTCTTGGAAATCATGTGCTTTCGCTAACAATTGCATAGATTTGCCTGATGCCATTGTTCCATAATAAAAAGTTACCATAAAATCACAATATATTGGGAATTTAATGTTAAATTCTCCCATTATAGTGTAAAAATCATTAAAAATCACACTATAATGGGAAATTTATTTTATTAGAAAGGTAAATCGTCACCATTATCATTGTCTTCAAGAACAATTGAGTTAATGAACGCTTTATCCTCAGGTTTTACGCCGTTATCCTTAGGTTTTACGCCGTTATCCATAGGTTTTGTATCGTCAGATTTTAATTTGGCATCAGCCTCTTTTACTTTTTCTTCCGATTTGGTTTGCTCACCTTTCTTTTTAGCATCAAAAACGGCTTTATCAATCCATTTTTTCTCATCCTTATCCCACCAAGGGTACTTCCTTTCCGATACAAGTGTAAGATAGTCATAATCTTTTGGAGTAAACACATCCTGCCACTTTTTACTATCGTAAATCCACGCTTTCATTTGTTCATTGTCAGATGAAAGTGGTCTTATCTCATCATCACAAGCGATTTGTGGTGCTGAATTACCTTGTGTAAAAGTAATAATGAGGTCTCTTCCGTTATAAATGTCAAGAATGTTCTCATCTGGTTTACCATTTTCCCTTGACTTCTGTAATTTCCTATTATAAAGTCTGATAATTTGATTGTAAGGGTCGGTCTTATCATTTCTGAGATTAAACTTCCAGAATTTAACACCATCTTCCTCATGTCCTCTTTCAATGCATCTCACAATCACAGATTCAGTTGACTTATTGGCTACCGACAACTCAACAAGACTCTTCTTCTTAACTGGGTCAGTCTCCTCAAGGGATAACTCATATGCCTTTTTATTTAATTCACAGAAAGGACAATCATTACCAAATTTATCATGGTCAATGTCCTTGTTCTTTTTAAGACACAAATAAGATTTCCATTCAACACCGAAAATATCCTTGGGGACTTTTACGGTATGAAAATGTGTGAGAACAAAGGGATTACCGGTATTTAAATCCATTGGAAGAAGTCTAATTGTCACCTCTTTTTCTGTCTCACCCTCAGCAAGTTTTGTGTTAAGGTAATTTTTAGTGTCAAACGCACTTTTTTTGGTTGGTTTTTCGTCTAAATGTAAGTTATTTAAAACCTCAGGTGTAATGTTTGGTAAATCTACTACGTTACCCATAATACATTAAAAATTTTTTAAAATTATTATTAAATTAATAGGGCTTTTTTAGTCCCTTATTTTTTTCCAAAAATATAAAAAATATCTATAAAAAACAAATGCCAACCACATATAATTTGTTTTTGGTTGGCATTTATTTATTAATATCCGAACATGTCCTTCAAGCCAAAATTATCAAAAGTTTTAGCAATAGAAGCATAATCATTAAAGTTATCAATTTCGTCTTTCGTTATTTTATAAACCTCATCATCAGCACCGTTGTTATCATCCGCTGTGCTGTAATTTGATGTGGCTTCTTTGTCTTTCCAATATTCCTCTGGTGTAACATTGAAAGGATATGAGTCTTTTGACCTTAAAGATAACTTTTCAACAGGGGTTGGGTTTCTTTTCTCTATCTCAGCCCTTAATGTCTCCATTCTCTCATTACTGTCACTAATCTTTTTATCAAAAGAATCAATCTTGTCAAGCAAGGTATCAAATTTATCAGTTAATTTCTCCAACTTTTTCTCAGTGTCTTCCTGAGCATCAGTCAACTCATCAACATCAATAACTTCTTCTTCCTCACCCTCCTCAGGAACCATTGGTTGCTCTTGTGCTTGTGGGGCAAATCCCTCAGGTGCTTCACCACCCATTGCGTTAGGGTCGCCACCCATGGCATTAGGGTCACCGCCCATATTAGGGTCAGTCATAGATGCATCACCACCCATGGCATTAGGGTCTCCCATAGCGTTAGGGTCACCGCCCATATTAGGGTCAGCCATAGGTGCTTCACCACCCATGGTATTAGAGTCACCACCCATGTTAGGGTCACCACCCATAGCATTAGGGTCTTCTTCACCTGCCTCATTTACATTATAAGCACCACCAGGTGTAATATATTCCATAATCTGTTGAAACCTTTTCACTGATTCAGTCAAATTATGTTTTTCAATAAATTTCTTATCCATAATTAGTCATTCAATACTTGTCTGTTATCTTCAGTGAGAACAACTTTTTCACTTTCAGTTCTCTCAATTAGTCCTTTTTCTTTTTTGATAACTTTCACCTTTGGTTTGTTTATATTCTTCACAAGACCTTCGGCTCTTTCTAATTGTTCAGTAGTCATAGTGTTATCTTTTAAATTTTTATTATTATCTATATCCTCATTAACAATGGTATGAGGAACATTCACTTTTTTTACTCTTTTGTTAATTTGCTTAACCATAATGTACTATTTTCTTTTATAAATAGTATGATTTTTTAAAAAATCAACTATATAACCAAGGAATTACATAAGGAACATTTTTAATTGTCATTTTAATATCAATTGGTAAGGAAGTATTTTTTATTATGTTATTTTTATTATTACCGTATAGTAATGACAAAATATTTTTTCTATTTTTACCCATATAGTCAATATCAAATAATGAAAAACCGTAAATAGTGTCTTCTTTATTGAAACAAATAAATACTACATCATTTTCAATATATATTGTTTTATCCGTGTCATTTCCTAATTTTTCTAAAAAGATTTTTTTCTTTTCCTTATCTTCAGTCAGCAAATTAATGTATTCATATTTAAGTGTCTTAATTATTTTTGATATAACCATGTTTTCAAATTTTTTGGTCATAATCTCATAATTTTCACCTCTTTCCCTTCTTGCAAAACACCAAAACAAACAGTCATTTATTTTCCAGTCTAAAATGCTTACGTTAATATCCGAACATATTTCAGACACTTTTTTCCAACCAATAATTAATGTCGGTAAACCTTCTATTAATTCATCCTTGGTTTTCACGATATTATATAAGTCACAGGCACTAAAATATGTCTGTTGACTATCCGTTATTATGTTGGCGATTTTCCTCATATTTTTTTCCAAAAATACAAAAGAAAAACTAATATTCAAAAGTTATCCTATTTAATCTCTTAAGCCAACCGTTAAGGTACTTGGGTTGCTTCATGTCAATGAACCATTGTTCCCTCATTTTCCATAATTTGTCAAATGTTTCTTTAGGATTTCCACTGTTAATAGCATTTAATGTCTCATTACCCATTATACCGTCATCTATACATCCTAAACAACGCTGTACATGCTTTATCGCGTTAACGATGCCACTTCCCCATCCCATATCATAAACCAACAAAGCGATGCTGCTGTTGTTAATACCATCTATCATCATTCTATTGTAAAAATAATCAAACACGACTTGCCATTCCTCCGCTGTCATATTCTTTACATCCTCACATGTCTTTTTTTCACCCATAACAGATGACAATGTGCCAATAGTCACACCCCATTTAGTACAACCACCCTTATCATCTTTGTCATTCACATAACTTTTACCCTCAGAATCTTTGATAAAATTTTCAATTCTTTTTTTCTTTGCGGTTCCACCACCTGTTGTTGATGATGGCGTATGTTCGACTTCAGTCTCTTCTTTTTTTGGTTCAGACGGTGATTTGACATTTGTCATGGAGGTGTCTAACAACCTGAACAGTTTAACAACCCATGTGCCACTATGCTCTCTAGCTCTTCCAGCGTAAACAAATTTAGTGCCATAATTATTCAACATGTCACTTGCCCAACCACAACTACACTCATAACTATCACCAGCTCTTATGTTGATATTACTATCATAACCCTCAACACCCTTTTTATATGCGTCACCAACATAAAATTGTGTATGCATTGATTTTGTCACCGCACTATCACCACCACTACCAAAATAAAGTAAAACATCGCCATACTCAAAGTGCATGGCATCTATATTACTTGTGATTTCATTGCTTGGCACACCATCAAACGCCGCAACTTGTGTGTAACCTAAATCCTCTAATTTCTCATATAATTTGGGATTTTTAGGTCCGTCATTACCTGTCTCACTACTTACTTGCTTACAATTATCATCTTTAACAAACGCATATTTTTTGGAGAAATCTCTTGCTAAGTTAAAAGCCCATAAAGTACATAAATGTTTATATGTCCCATCATCATTTTTAGGATGAAAACATTTTTTAAAGTTTCTTTTTACCGCTTCAGTGACAGCTCTTTTTCTTGACTGATTCGCACTTTCATCTTCAACTTTATACTGATTTGAATTATCATAACCGGTACCAAGAGTCTTGTATGAGCCTAATGACACATTTTCACCGGTATCATTGTTAACACCAACATCACCATTCTTGGTTGAACCCTCATCATGTGTGTCACTCTCATCACCTGTATATGTGCTTGCTTGTCCGTCATGCATATAAATGTAGCCGTTCTTAACAAACGGTATAGCATTTCTATTTACTCTAACACCCGTAAATTTTGTTGTCATGTTACCTGCGACAATATTGTGTTCCACCGCAATGACCATATATGCCCCATGCCACATGGAAATATTGTTCAATTGGAAATACATCAGTGGCATAATTTGCACATTACCCATCATTTCAACAGTACACTGATATGAGTAGTTCGAATAAACACGGTACAAATCCTGTCCATATATTGTGCTTTCGGCAGGACCTTCACTCATACTTCGTCTTCCACTAATATCCATTTGAGCAATAATGGAGTGCTCTGTAATCTGTTGATTTGATGTTGTTAAACTAATGTTTTTGAAAAAACTTTGGTTTTGTTTTCCAAAACTTACAGCAAAAGCAGGTATCGCTTTATCCGTATCTTCCAAAGTTTTTAATGACACAGGTAAATCATTAGAATTATCTGTTATGTCAAAACCATCACTTTTATAACCATATTGACCACTATCATCCCTTATGTCCAATCTTTCTGATGGTGTATAAGGATATAATGCCACATAACTTCCTGTTATTGGCGTGTTATTGAATATTTTTGAATTAAATGGGTGTGGTTTAAACATGTTTTCAATATCACTAACACCATTCTCATTGACTGACATGCCGAATTTTTGTGGTAAAGCCAAAAATGTCAAATTGTTTTTTTGACAAACCTCACTCATGAACTCAAAAACCGAATAATATTTATCCAGTTTTTCAGGTATGTTCATGGTATTGTTGGCCTTGAAGATAGTGTTTTTTATAATATCACATAAATATTGCCCATTACATAACAACCTATCACCAATAGGATTATAATATGTGTCAACAAATAAAAATTTCTCATATTCATTATCAGGCTTACCCATGGTGAATGAGTCTTCTGACAAATTGGCGAAGAACTTATCATACATGTTTTTCAACATCAAATATGTTGAAAGTCTAATATCATCATCATTTACCACACCTGTGTTCAAATCGTCAGTGTTCTCACCACCATTAGTTTGGTCTGTGGTATCTTCTCCCTCAACAGGTGTATATATCTTTTCAATATTTGATAAGACCATGCTGTATGTTGTAGCATATTTGTCCACACCAAATTCACTTTTACCATCACTAATTGGCTTACCGTAATCTATGTATGATACCTTACTTGTTAAAAAACTAACTAATTTTCTTTGTAATTTATCATATTCCTCATCACTAACTTCCCCTTCCAATTTTCTGAACTCAGAAAACACACTATTGTTGCTTGTCGCAAAATCTATAAAGTAATCAATCAAGTTTTCTTCTCTTGCTTCCGTCACCCCATTCAAAAGCCTCTCGTCTTGAAAATCTTTCCAAGAAATATACTCTTTTTTTTGATTTTCAATTAATGATACTACATTAAACTCCCTATTAAACAGTGATTTTAACCAACCGTCTTTTAAACATGGTACAACTTCTTCTGTATTAGTAAAACCGGGATAGTTACCTACAATTGGGTCAATCCTTTTATTATTCTTTTCGAGTTCTCTTCGTCTCCAATAATATGCGCCTTCCCTTAATAAGAAATATTTCAAATCAGTACCTGAATATTTTTCTTTTTTATTGTCTTTAGAGTTATTTCTTTTGTTTGTACCGATTGAGAACAAGAAAAGATATGCCTTTGCCTCATTTGTGTTTTGTTTTTCATAAAACGAGCAATTTTTGAAAATACCATTTTTTTCAAGTTTTTTAACATTTTCATTATCCCACAAACCAAATGTTAAACTTAACACATCTTTATTTGTGATAACACCATAATATGTGTTTTCATTAATCTTACTAAATTCTTTAACTTTGTCCCAAGTGTATCTTTTTTTATCAATATCTTCATATTTTTTCTCACAAAAATCCCCAGTATATTCCACACCAATATTGTCATTATCATATTTTAATGTCTTAAAAATATGTTTATTCTCTTTTTCGGTGTTGGAAAAATATGTTTTTAAATCAGAATTACTCTCATTAAAAATGCCTTGTTTGGGAAGTATGGCCTCCTCAATATTTTTCTCCACATTCTGAAAATAATTACCGTATTCCTTTATAACAAAATCATCTTTAACACTATTACTTGAATTTGTATCTAATAATATGAACTGTGAAGAACCATTTTTTACATCTTCAAAATGTTTCTTAATTAAGTTAAAATCACTTGTCTTTGGATATTGTTTGTTAGGTATAAAAGTATAATTACCATTTTTATCAATAATTCCCTTACCACCATTATCAATTAACCATGGTGGTGTGTTTTTTGAATCAACAGAACCAACAGTTTCGTTTACTAATTCACTTGCCTTACCTTTTATTAAGAAACCTCTTAGTTCATCAGACATATTTGAACCGAACGCCCTGTATATGTTCAATGTTTCAACATAAGACACCCATATTAAAAGATTACTGACATTATCATTCCATTTGTTGTTGTAAAACGCATAGAAACATCTTAAGACAAATGTCGCTGTTATTAACTGTGCCTTTGTCTTATCATCTTTATTAGAATCAGCGATATATTTATATGGGTTTTTATATGTGAGATTATCATAATTACCCATATCATATAATGTTAACGGAACAAAATCCCTTTCACTGATATCACTTTCAGAGACAGTGCTTGAGTCACCGTTATTTTCCTGTTCTTTCTTCTTTTGTTCTTCAAACGCCTTTAATGTCTCACCAACATCATTTTCGTAGTCATTTGCAGCGTTAAGCATTCTCACAACAAATTTAGTCTCCTCAGCTATTGGTAAAGACTTACCTTCACCTTCAGGCCATGCTACCACAGTCCTGACTTCTTTATTAACAGTCTCTTCTTTTAAACATAATGGATATGGTGGAACAATACTGGTTCTGTCTTTCACAAAATCAAAGTCTATCCACTGACTAAACGGACGTGATGTCACTGGTCTTACATTATTCTCAATGTTATGCAACGTATTATAATATGAGTGTACAAATGTGTCCAAATGTGCGAAAAGTATTTGAAACACATTTTTAATACTTAAGTTAAAACCTAATTCCTCATTGACCTTTTTAATGTGTAGTTCAGTTAATTGTTTGTTAACTTCACCCTCCACATTTCTCTCCTCCTCAATGATTCGTTTTAATTCCTCAATAACACCATTTTCAACCAAATGAATATAATATATATCATTTGGCTTACTATCATCATCAAAACCAAACGCTTTCTCTATTACGGTATTACTGACATTGTATTCCCTATCCTCAATAGAAAGAACATTATCTCTTCTGAATGTAAACCCGTTTCCTTCACTGTCATATTTAGTTACAGTAATATTGTTATTATCTTTTTTGTCAACAATATATTTACAAAAATAATCCTTTTTACTGTATTCTTCCTCACTGCCAAATGTACCAAAATCTTTATTGGGATATTTTTCTTTTAATTCTTTTAACCTGCCATAAAACTTAACAATACTTTCCTTACTGATTTCAGCATGTATATTATTATCATTCCTTATTAAAAACTTATATGTTTTTCTACTATATTCAGTTTCCAAATCAACAAGGGGTAACTTGGTAAAAGGATACAACGCAATCACTTCCTCAATTATCTTGATGTTAGATTCAGCCTCCCCTATTTTGTTTTTCGCTTGTTCCTCCGCTTTCTTTTCTTCTTCATTCTTTGTTTCCAACGCGCTCTTCAACGCCTTATAAAACTCAACAAAAGTTAGCATTGTCGGTTTCCTGACATCACTACCAGTGAACTTAAACCTTCCGTCTTTGTTTTCATCCCAATACTCTTTATCTATATAAGGCGCAATTGTTGTATATATTAACGGTATCTCAGTATATACGCCATACATGTTACCAATAAAATCAACACTTGCTATAATATTACCTGTCGCACCATCAAAATCAGCCCTAAATGATGACATCCTTAAATTATAACTCACAGGCTCACCATAAAATCCCTTTACTGTCAGTTTAAAAACAGGTGAGGGACAAGCGAAAATCGCTTTGAAAAATGACCCACTGTCAATTTGTGTTATGTCTCTTTCACCCCTTGCTTGCGCATCCATCATACCCTTTTCTTGCGCCATAAATAAGGATGTTCCTCTGACATCAACAAATCTTATGTTGACAATTGGATAAAACCACTGTTGATATGAGATATTTATTGACTCAATACCTAATGTCTCTTTATTTCCCCTGCCAATGTTTCCTGGTGTGACATCAGTATAATTCGTTGACAGATAACCTTGTTTGTTATCTTTAATATCAGTTCCACTACCCCCAAAAAATGATATTGTACCCTTGTCAGACGAAAACGACAAAGTTCTACCATTCTTACTTATATTACCACAAGAAAACCTATCTGAAATCGTTACTTCCAGATTAACACCCATAGAATAATCCTCATAAGGAAATGTTACCGCATTATCAGGTAAATTTAAGTTAGGATTTGTCGGTTCAATATAAAGAAACTTACCAACATTATGTACATCAGCCATTCAAAAAAACAAAATTAGTATAATTTATTATGTTCTTCAATAGAAACCTCATAATCATTAATCGCCTCGGTTAACGGAAACGGTATTCTTAACATCACACTATCAGGTATCTCATATTCCATTGAACCGTATTCAGGGTTCGCTTGCATGATTAACCAAGCATAATTAGCGTCACCATAGTATTCATAAGACAAGATATCCAATCTTGTCTTACCCCTCTCATATTTCTCATAATAATCAGTGTCCCTCGTTTTGATTTTACCAAACGGAACCATTTTAATCTCACCGTCAATTCGAAACATTGTATATCTATCGTATGTCGCCATATGTCTTTCTTTTACTGATTATTATTTGCGTTATTTATTGTCCTGAAATCATCATGTCTACCTGTCATCACATCCCACGCTCTGGCTGTATCATCATTTTCACTGATATAATTTTCAGGTCTATAATCAGCCCTTTTATCATATACACTTGCGTTCGCATAATAATTGAACGACACAGCATTTTGTAACCTTGCGATAGGACCACTAATGTCACTTCCACCAAGGAACTTGAACGTAATGTCAATGTTGGCAATCATTGGTTGCACTCCTGCACCTTCAGGATTTAAATCCCATGTTATACCACCATTATCATAATTTATTGACAAAGAGTCAATGATAATTTTAGTGTTAAAGAAATCACCAATTCTCAAAACACACACAGGTGGTCTACCAAAAGCCAAATTACCAGCAAACTTCGGTTGACTTCCTGATAAATCAGATTGTGCGCTTGTCGGTCCTTGTCTTGTACATTGATGTAAGAATGTGAGCCTTCCATTGAAACCTTCAGGGGTAATGGAATGGAACGCAGGGTCAAAATACTGCACTTTATCAACAATATATTTTTTCACCATATCATCAGTCTCATTGACCTTTTGGAAATAATTATATTCCTCGTCATATCTTGCTGTTCTCAATTCCTGTACCGTGGACGCTGATGTAATTAACCTGACATTATCTTTGGTTTCCTCAACCTTGTTCTGCTCATTATTTTCTTTCTTTACCTCATTACCGGTTGTTGTGTCAAGTCTTGGTGTCTTATCTTTCCTATGCGCTCTTACTATAACTTCCGCACATCTACCTAACTTGGCCTCCAATGAACTTACATCCGCATTGGTAACCTCAATAATTGCCGGTTGTAACACATTAATTTTCTCATCCTCAATCATATTTGTTTTAGATAAGAATTTTTTAATCACTCTTGCCCTTCTTCCTGAAAGACCTGATGTTCCAGCGTTGTTTTTCTGATAACCATGTGATGAAGCGTAACCCCTAATATCAACACTTATCTCAACCTCATTATCTTGCACAGTTCCACTCTCATCACTAAAGAATGTTGATAATTGACTGAAGTCATCCTTACCCTCATATAAATCAGCAAAAGAATGTATATTAGGTATATCATCATCTTGTATGTGTAAAATGGTTTTTATTGTCTGTCCATTCTCACCTTCCAAAAGACTTGGAAGGTCTTTGTTCAACTTGAAAGATTTCCTGTCCTCATAATTACCCTCTTTAAGAACTTCACCCTCATATGATTTATCCACCTGATAATACCATTTGTTTGTTCCCTTGTTCCTATTTTTAGCCTCAATAAACAACTTTTCCAAACAACCTTTTAACCCTTCCTCACCCATCTCATAACCATTAACACCAAAAACCTTACCATTGTAAAGATATTCCATAGGAGCGTTAATGTTACTGTTAATATAGTCAATACCTGAAAAATCATTAGGGAAAAATACAAAATAATGTATTGATGCGTCAGTAACCGCACTTTCAGGTACAGGTGTGTTGTCTAATTCAGGTGTCTCATCAACAGGTACATGTGTTTTTTCCTCTTCATTAGTTTTATCTCCAATCTCATTTTCAGAAACGCTATTCCCATCACTGTTACCATCACCGTCATCACAACCTGCGAAAAATCTTAAAATCGTTTGTTCATCTTCCTCATTTACACCACCTTGTTTACCATAAACCCATGAATCAAGTACTGATGGATGGTCAATAAGTAATGTGAAACTCAATGTGCCACTTCTTTCGGTATTGGTATAGGTATATATCTGTTCACCCCTTCCAATAAAAGCGTTTCCTTGCCAATTAGTACTTACATTCTCATTAAATTTAAGATTATATGGCGGAAACCACATTATCCTACCACCATTAGGACCCCTTTGTTCCTTACTTAAAACACCATCTTTTTTCAACGCGTCTTTCCAAGCAAGATTTTCAATGGAAAACATGTATTTCTTTATTGTTTTATCCAAGTCAGCGGTTCTATATGGAGCAATTAACGGTAAACCGTTATCTTGCAATGTGGAGAAATCATTTAACCTTGTGGCACCATTATTTGGCCTTAAACCATCTTTTAACGGATATAATTTGTCTTGAACCTCATATCCTGAGTTTCTAATAAGGTTCTTCATCTTACTATATTGATAGTGAGATGTCCAAACCCTACAATATGGGTCTTCATAACCGTTAGAATATGTCACATTCTTTTTTCTGAGGTTCCTACCTCTTGACAGATTATATATATAATCACTTGCTGATTCTGTCAAACCTTGATTAGAGACATCAGTGTGAAACCTATTAATTATACTATGTATCTTACCTTGCTGGAACAAGGCATTTGTTTTTTTCAAGAGACTATTATTGTTGTCTCCATCTGTATCTATAAGGTCAACAACAATGTTATCACTGTAATTAGGTTTTCCTTTATCTTTCTCATAAATTTGTTCAGCTTCACCATTTCTTTCATCATATATATTGTAAACAGTGCTTGTTTTCGGACTAATCCCCTCAGTGGGATTTTTACCACCGTATATTGGTCTTGGTTCTACAGTGTCACCAAAATCACTTGTGTCAATTGGATTATCAACAGACAATGGGTTAAACAAATTTCTTATTGAGTTTAAAGGACTGTCAACATCATATGTCTCATCAAATTTCCTTTCTTTTCCAATATAAGGCTCATTTCCCAATGATGCTGTTTGTTTAGCGTCTTCAATGGCCTCAACAGCCTCTCTTGAAAGGTTTGGAAAAGTTCCTGTACCATCATCAAACAAATTATTTCTATTATATAGACCATTTAATTTGTTTAAATCTGAAAAAGCATTGCCATCCAAATCAGCACTAATACCATTACCGACATTTTCCTTGTAAAATATTTGGTTTTCACTATATTCCTTTTTGTCATCAACAGAATAGAGTTCATAAGCATCCCATTTGGCTAAATTAGGTAAGGGATTATATCGTCTAATCTCAAGGGACTTATCACTAATCGGATTAAGCGGTAAAGCAGGATTATATATGACATTATCAATAAATCTGTTAAACGGATTAATATTATTGTCAGGTAAACCAAAAACATCAGCATACAACTGTGTTATCCTGTTCTTTAACCCACTGACATCCCTTCCACCAAAAGCATAATTAAAACCAGGTGCTGTTGTGTATCTTGCGTCAAATTTAAAACCACCACCGTTGGTCAAGTATCTTTCCACAACTTTGGTTCCATTCCTTTTAAACAAAGTTTTTCTGGCCATTCCAACAGCCTCATCTATTTTGGCAAGTGTCCCCTGTTCAGGTGTAAGATTTCTAAACAAACTATAATCACCACCCAAATATGTCTTGTCTATTCTGTCTAAAACTCCCTCATAAAATCCTGAGGGTTCCACACCCACATGTTGTTCAACATCATAAAGATATTTATAGTTTTCAGTGAACAAGTCACCTTGATGCTGCCTAACCGCATCAAAATTTGTTTTAACACCAGTATTCGTGTTGTTTTCAAAACCGGGTTTTGTTGTCTCATCACCAAAAGTGAAACCGACTAAACCTTTTTCCTCATCAAGAAAATGATTTAAGCCTTTCTTGTCATTAACCCTATATATCTGTCCTATATCGTCACCACTGACATAACCCTGAGCATTCTCATGGTTTTTATATCTTAAAGTCATAGGATTGTTCATTAAATTGGCGTTTCTATATTCAGTTCCAATTGAATATACACCACCGATTTTTTTATTAACCCTATTTCTTACCTGTTCCGTATAAACACTGCTTGACCCAATTGTTGGTTGGGTCATCATATTGTTATTTATTCTTAACTCAGCCATTATATTTCAGTTTAATTCCAATATAATCCTTTATTAACAACGTTTCCACCCTTGGTGTTAGTTGTCATTTGTTTTTCAATTAATTTGGTTATCTGTCTCACAAACACAGGATTCTTAACCAAGTCACTTAAAATATCAACACTTACGCCATTTCCGGCATCTAATTTAATACTTCCGTTAATATTAACATTAGCAGATGTTGTACCACCACCCATCGCCTCGCGTAATGCTTGGAATCTTTGTTTGTTAAACGCAGACATTTCACTAACAGGTTTAACTGACAACATACCACCATTCATCAACTCTCTTGCTTTCATTACACCAGTAAAACCGGTTTTCAACGCCTTAAACAAAACAGTCTGTTGCATTTTATTCAAGAACATCTCACCACTGTTGCTTCTTGTTAATACTTTATCTCCACTTTCCGAATTACCTGGTACAATACCACCGTCATGAAATTGTGGTGTCGCCACATTGTCATTAGATATTGTAACATTTTGTGCGTTTACCGCTTGATTTTCAACATCAATTTTTGCTTTTGCTATAGTTTCAGATAATCCTTCTAAGGCACCTGAATCACCACTCTCATACATTTTCCTAAGCAATTTATCATTGAGTTCGCCACTACTGATTTTTCTATCACCATATGCTTTTCTAATTTTTTTCATTTCCCTGACAGAATAATCTCCTTGTAGTTGTTTAAAATCTCTTGATTTAGCGGTGTTTCCACCACCCATCTCTTGGAAAATCTCTTCTTTCTTTTTACTTCTTCTTTTCTCTTGTGCCTTTGTAATAACGCCACCAATAATTTTACCTGCCGCTGAGCCTATCATTTGTCCAATCATTGCGCCCAATGGTCCACCAAAAGCCATACCAATTGCAGCACCAGCTGTGCTACCAATAGTATCACCCAAAGCCTTGTTTTGATTATCCCTTTCAACCGCAGTTATTGGTTTTTTAAAGTCACCAGTCATTAGGTGTTCAGCACCTGTTATAATACCACCTAAAGCGGCGGCGGCACCAACACCACCCATAGTTACTTTCCCTGCACCCAATGCTGTTTTACTCCACATTTTTCCACCAGTGTTTTTTGCAGTACCTAAAACACTTGATTTTTTAACAGGAATTTGTCTTGTGTTACCGTTTTTATCCACAACAGTTTTCATTAGGTAATCAGAACTTTTACTTTCTGTATAACCCTTTGGTAACTTGGCTTTAGCGACTTTTGTTTTACCACCAAAACCACCCTTCATACCACCAATCATATTGGCACCACCACCGATAATACTGGACATACCCATAAGAACGTTCCAACCTGTCATTATTGTGACTATGGTCTCCACATTCTTATTCATAAAATCTAACACTTTAGATACCGGTTTTTGTACTTTTTCAAACGCCTTAGCCCTAACAGCCTCTTGCTTGTTTTCAAAACCAGCAAACTGTTGTGCAAGTGTTCTTGTATCCTTGGCAATATCTCTAATATTATCAGCCTGTGTTTGGTTTTGCGCTCTTGCCAATTCAATGTCTTGGGCTGTCATGTCATTGACATTTTTTGTTATCTCACTTCCACTTCTATCAAAGAAAGTCATTTGTGCCCTACCATCCTTAACACTTGCAGTGTTTTTAATAAACTCTTTTTGTTCATCTGTCAAATTAGTGTTATTGGATATCTGACTACTGATATAATCTCTTCTTCCACTTGCAAGAACACTTTCCATCACCTGCCCATAGTCCATACCCATGGCCTGTGCCGCAGCCTTAATCCTCTGTCTGTTAAAAGTACTAACATCAACTTGCCCTGTGGTACTATTAAATCTACCAAGACCACCAACCATCTTGGTAAATCTGTCCATAAGACCCTCCATGTCTGTCATACTTTCATTAAGCATACCAAGAGGGTCACTAAACTGTGCGAACGGACCACCTAAAACCTGTAACTGCGCACTTGTCTCAACAGCACCTTGTAATGTTCCGACCTTATCAGCAAAACTTGCCATTTGCTGCATGTCAATTTTCATTGCGGTCGCTTTTTTAGCCATACTTTCAAGACCTTTAAGACCATTCTTGAAAGTATAGTTTTGTGCCATTTTAATATTTTGTAAGAAATTTTCTGAATATTTCTCAAAGGACAAACCATATTTACCTGCGTCCTTATACATTTTACCTGCTCTCTCAGCAGCCTCTGAATAAGATAAACCAAAATTTTCAAGACTTGCGGCCAATTGTCCACCCTTTTCACCCATCACAACACTTAATGCGGCTGCATTTTCTTTGTCCATAGCACTGAAACCCATATTTCTACCAACACTTGAAACATAACCTTGTCTCAGTTTTAACAAATCTTCCATTCCAATGCCATAATTGTCAGCCAAACGGCCATTTGCAATAGAATTAATTGTATTGTTACGTATAAGTCGCATTCCTCTGCCACCCATACCAACACTTCTTGCAAAATTGGCGGATGCGGTGTCAACTTTCATCCAAGCATCAGCAAATTGTTTACCAATTCTAAGTAAATCCCTACCACCTTGTTTTATCTGTTGAAAACCTCTGCTTATTGCATCAGTCTTTTGCTCTATAAGATTAGTCTGTCCTTGATATTGTTTTGTTTGTTTATCAAGAAGTTTGGTCTCCTCTTCTTCAAGACTATTTTCCTTACTTTGAAGTTCGTTTTTTTTCTCTGAAAGTTTTATTAACTCTTTTACTTGTCTTTCACTTAGATTGTATTTTTTTCTGATTTCCTCAATTTCTTCACCTTTATCTAAATCAGATAAAACTTTTTTTTCTTTCTCCCTACTTTTAAAATGTTTGTCTAATTCTTCTTTTTGGTCTTTAATTGCTTTATTCTGCTCCCTTATTTCTTTCTTAACCTTCTCAACAACATCCCTTTGTTTTTCAAATTCATTTGTTGTTTTTTCAAGTTCATGCTGAAAATCTTTTAATTGTGAAGATTTATACATAGCGTCACCGAAACCAAACAATCTACCAAAAACATTCCTACTGTTCTTGTTGAGTTGTGCCGCTTGGTCTCTTCTGAACTTGGCTTCTTCGTAATTACTACTTTCACCAAAATAGTTTCTTGAATAGCCAGGGTATCTACCCTTGCCATCCTGTCTTTGCATTACATTCTCTTGTATTACTCTGGATAACCCCTCAAATTTTCCACCAAGGTCGCCAATAGTCTTAACACTTTTGTTTAACTCATTTATCGCTTTGGTTAATTCCGTAATATTTACATCAGCCATATATAAATCATTTTATCATATATAAATATTTCACAAACAATTTTTTTAATTAAAAAAAGGGGCTAACATTAAAAATTAGTCCCCTTACTTCTGTTACTTTGTTCCAATCTTGCATAGGTGTTTAAATCACTGTTATTCCTCATTGTACCACTATTCTTTTGCTCCGCCAATTTTTGTGCTGACACACTTTCTTCCTGCTCACTATTATGTTTCATTATAAAATATTTTCTATCCTGAGTAGGCATGTTATAAACTGTCTCAATAGGAATACCTATGTATTTGAAACAACCATATATCTCATCTTTAAGCCTTTTTTCATAGTCATCAGGCAATGTTGAGAAAAAGGTACTGGTCAAGTTGTAGAAACACTTTCATTGAGCCACCTCCCAGACTCTCAGGTTTTTCAACCTCAACATTATAATCAATACCAGGTTCATTTTCAGTGATATATTTTCTTAATGAACTGCTGTCCCTGACATTCATGTTCCTGATAAATTCCCTAACCATTTTTCTGTCAGTTATACCATCAACAGCCATTATGGACAACTCTAATCTATTTGTCACACTATGAGTGAAATCAGGTTCATCATCCTCCATCTCTTCTTGCCAATCATCAAGTGCCCTGATTGCTTGTTTAATCTTAACCCTCTCACTTTTCTCAAGGTTCTCATCATCCTCAACAAACCTGTCCAAATCCTCAACATATTCCTTGATTTTGCCTTTAACTGCCATTCTATCCTCTTCTTTTTCCAACTTGTCAAGCAAAACCAAATCCTTATGGGTTAAAAACCTGAACTTAATTTGTTTTTTACTGACAGGTAAAGTATAATCAAACCATCCATTCTCATCACCCTTTAACTTAAATGGTCTGAATTTCAATTTACTTAAATCAAAAACAGTATCAAACTCAACACCTGTCTCATTGTCCTTTGCCGTAATAGGATACTCATTACCATAACCACTTGCCCTTAAAAAAATCACAATGGCTTCTCTATCACCCTCAAGCATGTCATAAGTGTCAATTCTACCATCAAGTACTTTTTCTTTGAGTATCATGTCAATAATCTTATTATCCCTATACAAATTAGGCGCAATAATCATGTTCTCATCATAAGCGGTCAAATAAGCCACAGGTACCCTATTTATCTTACTCCTGTAACATTCACCATTAGATGGTATGGGTATAACATCATATGTTGCTTGTGGATTGTTCTCAGTTTTCTGTGTCAACTTAATCTCATTAACCGTCTCAGTGTTAAGGTTTAGTTGACTTGTTTCCTGTCGCTCATCCTCTCTCATTGCCAATAAATCCCTTTCTTTTGTAAGATTATTCACATATTCAGCCTTAGCCTTGTCTTCAGCCTCATACTTATCCAAAAGTTCCGTAATACTTTTTCCTGTATGTTTTCTTGGTGTTCTCTTTGCTGTTTTCAGTTCTTCCTCAGTTCCACCTAAATTAAGGTATTTCTGTATAATATCAGCCTCCGCAATGTTAATTGTCTCCAATTCCCTTGCGATGTCCGCATCACTGTACATCCTGTCACCATTCTCATTTAATTTCTGTCTCATTCTTTTCTCACTTTCTTTCTTGGTTTGTTCGTACATTAAATAAGAATGTTTAAGCAAATTCAAATCTTTTTGCCTTTGCACATCTTGTGTATTATCCTCTGCCATTATATGATTTTTTTTCCTTTTATTTTTAAATAACTAGTTAGAAAACTTTTTTTTAATGTCTTCTATTCTTGTCTTTTTTCTTTTTATTTTTCTCATCATATTCCCCAAGCATTTCCTTTAATGTTTTCATTACCTTACTTGGATTATTATTGATGTCATGTTCCCATATCCTGATAATTGGTATACCGTGCATTAAAGCCCACTCATCCTTAATTCTATCAACATATTCATTGTGTTTCTGCATTGGGTTTTTTTGCTCATGTTGTAAACCGTAAGAGTGAAAATAATCCCCATCAATCTCCAGTAGTGTTTTACTACCTGACGGTAGGGTGACACAAAAATCATAATACCGACCAATTTCCTCAGCCTTATATTGATATTGATACTCAACACCTAATTTATCCAAAAAATCTTTCGCAAATCTTTCTTCTAATTTAGATGTTCCATATTCTTTGTGTTTCCTATTTTTTGGAGAACGCTGACTGTTTCCCTTAACTTGTTTGATTTTCTTATTCCTTACTGGTTGTACCATCACTTATTTTTTCAACAATTAACATTCCATTTTCATATGTAACTTTTGTCCCAAGTTTTTTAATTGTATATTCAACTGTAATATCTTCTGTTTCACTATATGCACTGATTTTAATATTTCCACCATCCTCCTTTATTATGACATTTTTTGCATCAGTTAGTTCTAAAACTTTTTTATGGGAACAAGAAGCCGTATCAGTAATATTACTATCTTCGATTTTTAATTCATTAGTACCTGAACTTTCCCTTCTTTTCACTTTTTCATCTCTTAATAACCGTGCAACCGCTTTACTTTTGTTTTTGAAATCACAGTTTTCATTAAAAATATCACCCTCAAAAGTGTCATGCACCATCCTTGTGTCAACATCAAAAGGTAAAAACCCCAACCTATCAAGAATTATAGGGTTTTCCCTTATAATTTCATTAACACTCTTTTGTATGTCATCCATCTTTTTTTGCAATGCTTGTTTTTGCACTTGATTTATCTTTTTTTCCGATACTTCCTTCGGGTTACTAAGGTCTAATGGACGCTCAAACTCTTCTGCTTTAACTTTCTTTAAAAGTCCTAAAGCAATATTATAATCTTCAACCAAATCACTTACTTTGGTAATTGTTTCTAACTCACTCTTTATTATAGGAGTTGTCCTATTTTCTTCCATGGAACACCTTTTATTATCAATATTTTTTTCCATTACTTGTTATTTTAAAAAAAGGATTATCTTCCAAATCCTTTATTATTTTTTCTATTTCCTCACATTCTTTCCTAAAATCAAAAACTGATTCAGGTTTTAATTCAAACCACTCATTTAATTTATGTTCAGGATAATGTCTCTGATGCATTATTTTCTCAATATAAAACGGATGTTCAGTCTCATAATAATCAACCAAAAAAATTTCATCACCATTACCTGTCTGTAGTTTTTTAATTCTTTTCTCAATGCACCCCTTGGTCACACCTATCTTAAAAACATTGTCATGACCACTGTCACATAACAGATAAACATATGCCATCTCATTCAAGTTCAACATTAATTTCCCCACATTCAGTCCATTTAAACAAACCTAATTGGAGATTATTATACTTTCTTCTTTTTGAGTCCATATATACCACCCCCATTCCACAATCATATTGCATGGTCTCATAAAATTCGCCATCACCCATGTATATACCATAGGTTTTATTCACACCACCATAATAATGATGATTGATTTTAAATTTTCTTTTTCTTAACCAGCCTTTAATTGTGTATATCTTAACCAAACACCAATTAACTATTTTAATAATAATACTTTTCATTTTTATTGGAAAATAGAGTATTATTACTTAAAAGTCAACATTTTTTGTAAAACACAACTATTTATTATAAAAAAATATTGTGTTATGAGAAAAGATATGAGAACTAATATTAATGAGATAAGAAAAATGACCACAAAATTTCCTAAAACACTAAAAGAGGCTCTTAATTTTAATGAGACTGATGATTCTATTGAAACCGCAGAAGAACCAACAATGGAACCTGAGATTCATCATGAAGAACCTGTTATGGACAAACCAAATGAGATAAACAATGCATCCGAAAAAGCAAAAAAACTAATTGATGATATCCGTAAAATGTCATTAAGGGCAATGGCAGAACTTGCTGATACACCGGAAGACGAAAATTATATTATGTTAAAAAAGGTGTGGAGTATGACAGACCGTAAGCCTGAACAAGACAAGAATAGTCAATAAGTTATTTTTTTTTTTGGAAATCATATGCCTATTATCAAAATTAGACGTAAGAAAAGGGTTGATAAAATTTTCAACCCTTTTATTTTTCAATTCTTAATGTTCTTTTATTGTACTGGATATATTATTTTTTAATTACTTTTAGTAATTTATTTAAAGACGAAAAATCATTTTCGTTTTTCACATGTTGTTTATCAGTGTAATATAAGATTTTTATTCCATGTTCTTCACATAACATTTTCTTTTTTTTATCTCTTTCTTTACATTCAAGAAAATTTTTTTCACCAAAACATTCAACTACTTGAAAATGTTGTATTCCCTGACATTCTATTGCTATGTTATAATCAGGTAAATAAAAGTCCAAATACAAAAAAGATTTATATTTTAACCAATTAAACCTTTTTTGTGTTTCAAATTTTATTTTATTTTTACTTAAAAAATTATACATTCTTGTTTCCAATTTACTTCTTTTACATGTTGGGCAACCACTTTTACCTGTCACAAAATTAGCCACTAATACTTTAAATTTTCCATGTTTGGGGCATATTACTGTAATTTTTCCATCTTCATCCCTATTAAGTGTATCTAAATTTTCATAGGTGTATGTTCCTTTACCATATACTTCTTCACCTCTTCTAATTATTTCTTCATTTGTCAATCTTGTTTTTAAACCGTTTTCTCTCATTGAGCATTCATAACAACCTTCACCATTCATTAAATTCCAATATCTCATCAATTTTAAACCATGTTCAGGACAAATAACCCTTATTCTTCCTTCACAATCTTTTTCAGAGTATTTTGTCTCAGAAAAATCTAGATTAGGATGTTTTTCAGACAATTCTTTTCTGACTTTCTCATCATCTTTTTTTCTTCCATTACAATACTCACACCCTTCAACACCATTAATAAAATGTGATGGTCTTATTAGAAATCTTCCATGCTCTTTACAGTAAATTTCCATCCTACCAAATTCATCCCTGAAACTAAAATCAATTTTGTCAAAATCATATTTATCTAAATCCCCCCTTTTTTTAATTTTCTCTAAAAATTCATTTTTTTCTAAAACTCTACCTAACCTACGTTTTTCTTTTGCACATAATGGACAACCTTTACCTTGTAAATGATTATGTAACCCCTGCTCATGAATATAATCATGTTTTTTACACCTATATTTTATTTTATCTATTTTACTATTTACACCTTCTGTGATTGTGTAATCATACTTATCACCATGTATTTTTCTTGCTTCTTCTATTATATATTCTCTATCATATTTCATATTCACTATTTCTTTATTAAGAAGATAATTTTTTTTTTCTAAAAAGTCAAGAAAATATGGAAAATATCTGAAAAAAAAAAATAAATTTTTTTACTATTTAAAACTATTTATATATAGAAGAAAGTAAAAAACATTATAAGCCATGAAAACAAAATTAAAAGAAAGAGATGTTAATATATCCAGAGAATGGATTAAACTATTCCTTGGTATTGCACTTGCCATTTTTGGTATGGGTATCATTGCTTTCAGTTTAATTGTCCCACCTATGGGCGCAATACATGCAAGTGTTGTAACTACTTTCGGTACAATTCTTGCTTGGGTAGGCACAATGTTCGGTATAGATTCCAATACGAAAATCAAAAAATATGAAATTGAAACCGAACATGAACTAAAGAACAAGGAACTTGAGGAAAAAATGAAACGGTTTGATATGAGACATGGTTATAAAGATATCATAGAAGAGGATATAGAAAAAGAGGACTAAATTAGTCCTCTTTTATTTTTTCTAAACATTCATTTAATGCTTCCAACCAATGCCTGACATATGGTTTATTTCCCTCCAACTTAATTAGTTGTTCAGTATTTAACACACTATATGGTGGTCTAATGTAATCCTCATTAAAACATGGTTTCACTAAATCACCACCGTCCCATATATCAATCACTTTCGCTAAGTCATACCATGATGCCACACCTAAATTACTGAAATTTATTAACCTTACATCCTTATACTTTTCAATATTATTTATAACATCAATAATAAAACCAGCCAAATCCATTCCATATGTGGGTGAGCCAACCTGTGTGTTCACAACACTACATTCCTCACCATTTTTGACTTTATTATATATGGTCTTAACAAAATTTTTACCAAATTCAGAATATAACCATGATGTTATTATCATTAAATAGTTATTCTCCATGGTATTTTCCAATTCACACATACCGCTAAACTTCGATACACCATACCTGTTTGTTATTGTGCCTATTGATAAATCATAAAACCACTTTTCTTCACAAGGCTTTGGCTTGACTTTACCATATATATAATCAGTACTGATATGTATTAAGAAAATATTGTATTTTACAGACAAATTGGCTAAATTTTTCACACCTACACTATTTATTTTAAATGCTTGCAGTGTGTCTTTTTCAGCATCATTCACATTGGTATAAGCAGCACAATTAACAATTATCTTAATATCAGGGTTGTTTTTAATATACCCCTCCATCATATCCCCATTAGTAATATCAAACTCTTCCCTTGTTGTGAAAATATATCTTTCATTTTCATATTTTTTATTTACGGGATTAATTATTGTGGTGACTAAATCACCAACAAGTGATTTAATGCATTGGCCTAACTGACCGTTAGAACCTGTTATTAATATTTTGCTCATAAAAAAATAAAATTTTTTTCTACAAAAATACTATTTTTCCACAAAAAAAACAAAAACAACACTATTTAAAGCACATCTCATATCTATATTTCCCACAATCCCATATTTTACTCAAATCTAATTTTTCTCTTGTTTCTTTTTCAGTTAAATTATAAGGTAAATTGTATTTTCTTTTTACACTTTTTTTTCTGAAAAAATATTTGTTAATTCTTTCTGTTGGTTTATCATTTATTACATAAGTGTATTCCGGTTCCATTTCTTTTTTTAAAACAAACCCCAAATTTTCCACAGTTTTTTGTGTGAAATGTGAAAACCTTCTGTCCACAAATGTTATAATTTTTTGAGGATTATATTTTTTAACAAAAAAATTCAATAAACCTTTATTGTCTTGACAAACATAATTATTGTTTTCTACATATGACATTATCCATTCACCTTCTTTTGAAGACTTGTAAAAACACATAACACTAACCAAGACATTGTTATAAAAACATCCAATATATTTACCGGCATTGTACTTTTCTTTTAGTGAATTTTCTTTTAAAAAAATATTAGCAGTTCCTCTATCTATTTCTTTAAAAGAACATCCTTCATTATTAACAAGAAAACAATCTTCCTTTTTAAACTGCCTCTTAAAAATATTAAATAAAATATCCTTGTGTTGTAAATACTCATCCTCAAATATGTGTATTAAACCAATACCATTTTCTTCACATAATACAGTCTTACTTAAATGATAATTTTTCATTTTATTTTTCCTTTCTGAATGCCAATATAAACCATCAAACTCAATCCCAACTTTATATTGAGGTAAATATATGTCTATCTCCCTACCATCGCCTAAAACATCCCTATCATGTTTAATAACATTATCTTTACCAATTAAACCACATAAAAAACCATAAATTTCATTTTCACCCCTTGATTCAATCACACCACATTTGGGACAACCATGACCCGATAAATGGTCATTAGGTGTGATAAAAAACCTGCCGTGTTCAGGACAAATTATAGATACCTTTGTTTTTGCTTTTTCATAATTAACTTCTCTATAATCATATTTATCTCCATGTATTTTTTTTGATTTTTCAATAAATTCTTCGGTTGTTAATCTATGTAACTTTCCTTTACTAATATTACCACATTTCGGACAACCTTGATGCTTATGGTAGTGTTTATATGGTGTTTGCCAAAATTCACCATGTTCAGGGCATATTATACATACTTTAGTTTTACTATTGGTATATTGTACTTTACTGTAATCATATTTATCACCATGAACTTCTTTAAATTTCTTTATCCACTCTTCATTATCTAAACCAATTCCCTTACATTTTGGACAACCTTGTTTACTGTAAATATGCGCACAGGGTGTCATCCAAAACTCACCATGTTCGGGACATATTATGCACACTTTAGTACTACTGTTAATATAATTTACTTTACTGTAATCATATTTATCACCATGAACTTCTTTCGCCTTATCAATAAACTGCTGAACACTAAACCTGCCAAATCTTGCTCTTTTTAAATTAGCACACTTAGGACATTCATTTCTTAAATGTTCTGAAGGTCTTTGCCAAAATTCCCCATGCTCATTTCCTTCATTATCTTTCTCATGACATATTATACATACTTTAGTGCTACTATTAATATAGTCTACTTTACTATAATCATACTTATCACCATGAACTTTAATAGCCTTTTCAATAAATTGTTCTTTTCTGTTACCCATATTTCTTTAAAATAATGTTTTATTTATAAATAGTTTCACTTTTCATAAAAATACATTTTTTATTTAAAAAACAAGAAAAAAAAAATATAATATAACTATTTATATTAAAATTAAGATAATAAGAATTAAAAAAAACATATAACATATGGACTTACTGATTAAGAGCCCGCTTACTTATGAGCCATTAAAGAAAAACAGATGGATAATGAGATTTCCTGCTGACCTCGGTATTCAAGAATGGACACTTGAAAGTGCCTCAAGACCAAGCATTAACCAAAACCCTGTTGAAATTCAATTTTTGAACACAAGTACATGGGTTGTTGGTAGATATACTTGGGAAGACATCAGCGTCACGTTCCGCGATATGATAGGTCCCTCCACATCACAGGCACTTATGGAATGGATTAGACTCTGTTCTGAATCAGTAACTGGTAGGCAGGGATATGCTGCTGGTTATAAAAGAGATATTGAACTTGAAATGCTTGACCCTACAGGTGCTGTTGTTCAAAGATGGATTCTTAAAAATGCTTGGATTACAACATGTAATTTTAATGACCTTTCTTATGGTGATGATGGCCTTGCCACTGCACAGGCTAACCTCAAGATGGACTATGCAATTCTCTGTTACTAATTGATAATCAATAAGTTATGAAAATTATAAAATATGGAAGAATTAAATTCTTCCATATTTTTTTTTATGTATTTCATTGTTAATTTACTTGATTTTTCAAAACTTTTTTATTATATTTGTAAAAATTCCCAATGATAAAGTATGAACAAAGAAGAATTTATAATAAAAGCAAGAGAAATACATGGTGACAAATATAACTATGATAAAGTTGAATATGTCAACAAATCAACCAAAGTTTGTATAATTTGTCCTGAGCATGGAGAATTTTGGCAGACACCTAAAGCACACATCATACAAGGTTACGGATGTAAAAAATGTGGAAGAAAAATCTGTGCCGAAAAAACAAAAAAAACCACTGAGAAATTTATTGAGGAAGCAAAAGAGATACATGGTGACAAATATGATTATTCAAAAGTGGAATATACCAATGCTTTCGAAAAAGTATGTATAATATGTCCAGAACATGGCGAATTTTGGCAGACACCACATGACCATCTTAAAGGTGTTGGATGTCCTTCTTGTGGGAATTCATTAAAGGGACAAACCAAAAAACTGACACAAGATGAGTTCATTAAGAGGGCAAGAGAAATACATGGTGATAAATATGACTACAGTAAAGTAAAATATATTAATAGTAATACTAAAGTTTGTATTATATGTCCTGAACATGGTGAATTTTGGATGACACCAAGTTGTCATTTAAATGGACAAGGGTGTAAAGATTGTGGATATAAAAATATTTCACAAAAAAATAGAACAAGCTTAGATATATTAATAAAAAAATTTAATATTATTCACAACAACAAATATAAATATAATAAAATGGAATATCAAGGTACTGATATTCCAATAACAATTACATGTCCTGTTCATGGTGACTTTCAACAAAGACCACATGACCATTTATCGGGTCATGGTTGCCCTAAATGTGGAGTAAGATTATCCAAGGCTGAAAATGAGATATATGAATATTGTCAAAGTTTATTTTCTGATGAAATAATACAAGGTGACAGGTCAATAATTAATCCGTTTGAATTGGATATTTATATACCCAAAACTAAAACCGGTATTGAGTATCATGGTCTCATTTGGCATTCCACTAAATACAGAAAAGACAAAAATTATCATCTTAAAAAACTCAACGCATGTAAAGAAAAGAGTATTAAATTACTTCAGATATTTGAAGATGAGTACATCAATCATAAGGACATTGTTTTTAACAAAATAAAACATATTCTTGGAAAATGTGATAATTCACCTAAAATTTATGGCCGAAAATGTGATGTTAAAGAGATAAACAAAAACACCGCAAGGGATTTTCTTGACAAATTTCATATTCAGGGATTTGTCCCATCCACAATATATTTAGGGTGTTATTATAATAATGAATTAGTTGGTGTAATGACGTTTAAACAAGAAAAGAAAAAGTGTGACAAATGGGAATTAACAAGGTTTGCAAGTAATTATAATTATATTTGTTGTGGTGTTGGTGGTAAACTATTTAGTTATTTTGTAAGGAATTACAATCCCACTGAAATAAAATCATTTGCCGACAGAAGATGGACTGTAGATGAGGAAAATAATATTTATATACAATTAGGTTTTAAGTTTGATTCTTACACAAATCCAGATTATCATTATTTCAAATTTGAGGATGGTTTAATCAGACAACACAAGTTTGGTTTCAGGAAACAGATATTACATAAGAAATATGGTTTACCACTTACAATGACCGAAAAAGAAATGACTGAAAAATTAGGTTACGAAAAAATATATGATTGTGGCTTGATTAAATATGTATGGAAAAAGGACTGATATAATATCAGTCCTTAATTTTACATCCTCACTCCTTGTTTATTCATTAATTGTTCAGCATATTCCTGAAAAGTTTCACAACCTGCATTATTCCTGATATTGCAAAAATAACTATAAACATCTTTTATGTTAAGTATTTTATAATTACTTAATACACTATCCAAACCGACATCTACCCTTAATTCATTTGATTGTATATTTAAGTTATCAATAGAACCATGGCAATGACCATGTACCATACAAGAACCATGTGTCCGTCTATTCCAAGTTAACAGTGGATAATGACAAATTTCAATACAAAATGTCTCATTAGAATCAATCCAATCATATTGTTTGTAGTTAAATTTCACTTCTTTTATTTGATTAACTGATTCAAAATAATTTTCAAGACCAACCAATGACTTATCATGATTACCAACAATAAGATGTTTCTTACCATTTAATTTCCTAAGTAGTTTTTCGGTATTTTCCCTATTAGCAAAAGAAAAATCACCAAGAAAATAAATAGTGTCTTGTTTTTTAACGGTTTTGTTCCATAATTCAATAAGCCATTGATTTTGTTTTTCAACGGCTTCATTAACATTTTCCATATCCAATTCACTCAAACCAAGAATATTCCTTCTTTCTTCCTGAAATTTCAAAATATTATAATGGAAAAAATGAAAATCAGATGTTATCCAAGTATTTTGCATAATTAAAAAATTTCTTTGTTACCAAAATTAAAAACTATTTCACCATAACCTTCTTTTCTTCTCCTAAGTTCATTTAAAGTATCCGCACATGGATTCATATAACACTCAAACTGTATTGGGTAAGAAAATCTTTTTAGTCTTTCAGGATTTTTATAGTCAAGATTATTTGACTTAATCATTGATGTATAATACTCATTGTTAGGATTATTCAAATCAATATCATCAGATATTGCCTTACCGACAATTTCACCATCTTTATTAATATAATATGGTCTTGCATTAGGCTCCTTAATAAGAACACTATCCTGATTATATTTTCCGCACATTTGTATTGCAAACAGTTTTAAATCAGAAAAATCAGTTAGTTCACCATTGTTTTTGGTGTGATTGAAAACAATAAATGATGGTTCATAACTATCTACAACACCGTCTGTCCCATGATAACCGCCATATACAGGAAAATAACTATATTGTGATGTTTTTAAATCATTAATAAGGTTTTTTGTGTTTTTATTATTTGTCTCATTATCCAGACCACTTCTGTTTGCTGAAACAATAACAAAACCATCCTTACCATGTTTATTAATAATTCTACTTAATGTTTCCTCATTAAGTGTTTGTAATGAGTATATATTATTAATATTATACAACTCATTAAAAATTGTCTTTTCCTTTACCTGTTCACCAATTCGTGACATCAGGTTTTTTATCTCATTTAATTGTGTCATATTATCCTTCTTTAATTTCATCAAAATCGGTTGTCCAACCGGCATTGGTTATTTTGTCAATATTCGAATTAAAAAGAATAAAATTACCAATAGTATAATCACCAAAACCACCATAACCTCTCTTTTCAAAGGTAAGAATACCATCTTCAATCAACTTATTCATTTTTGCCTCGGTATTTCTATATAAATATTCTCTATGTGAGCAATAACCAACTGTATCTGTTGTTATATAATAAAATTCAAAACAACCATAATAATACATTTTAGATACATGTAGTTTTTTCTCCGAAGAATTAAACATAGTCAAAAGTAGTCACACTACTTTCTATACATTCACTACCTACATTTTGTAGGCTTCTTCGAAACGATAACAACACTTCCTTCACCTTTTCACGTTTAAGTCTCTTAGGCTCAAAAGCACCATTATCCAATTGTTTTAAGAGCGATTCTCGTAACACGGTTACAAGCACTCTGTTCCTTATATTCTTTGCAGCGTTAAAGTCTGCATTATCTTTATATCCACATTCAATACATTCAAATGTCTCTTGGTTTGGTCTGTTCTCATCCTCAATACATCCACAAATGGGACACATCTTCGATGTATAACTTGCTTGAACTGTTGAAACCGCAATATCATATTTTCTTGCAATATGCTCAACTTCTTGTTTAAGGCTACTCAAGCCAAGGAATTTAACCTTTCTGTTGTAATTTATATCCTCATTATCCTTATCTTTAACATAGCATTTGCCAAATCCATTATCAAGGTCTTCCATTACAATATGCCCCACACCTTGTGAATGTAATGCCTTACACATATCGGCTATAAGTTGCTGTTCAGACTTAATCATCTTGGATTTGAGCGTATCGAGTTTCTGCTGTTTACGTTTACCTACTTTGTATTCTTTATCTTGTACTTTTAGTTTATCTATTTCAAGAGATAGTTTACAGAAATCGTTAACAAGTTTTCTATCATAATCGTAAGTTGTTTCATCTGATAGGCTGAATAAGTTATGTTTGCAATTCACATCAATACCAATAGTATCACCTTTGACTTGAGGTGTATATCTTTCACCATCCTTACATAAGTGTATATTTACTTGATGTTCCTTCTCATTAAAAGTAATTGTATATTCGTAATCGGGATTCTTCTTTCTGTAATCCTTCATATTTCCGTGCCACCCTTTGTTGAATGTAACTGGTATGTCGAATGACTTCCTACCAATACCACTTAGGCTTATGAACGAATTAATCCTTGAACCAAACTTGCTGTTATAATCAATTATTCTTGTTTTTCTACATCTGCCACTGAATGTTAATGACTTGAATTCAATAGGATATTCAGAATAATGCTTAACAATGCGTTTTCTTTTTGAATGGGCAAGATTATAGAGACGTTCAAATCCGAATTTATTACAGCATCTTAATATGTTACTATAGAACTCACGTTTCTTCTCGTCACACTTGCTTATATTGTCATTGATGTAGTCTATTGTATTCTCATTACCGTATCTTGCAAGATAAGTGAGGCAGTTAGATAAAGACGTTTGTTTCTTATCAAAAACTACTTTTTTCAAGTCACCTTTATTATGCTTCTTAGTATCACGCTTATAAAACTCAAACCCTTTAAATGTAACAACTTCAAAGACAAGTTTACGTTGTATTGCATCGAATTTATTTTGATAGCAAGTGAATACTTGTGTATAGAGTTGTGCATCAAACGAACTTGGTATGACATCTTTGAAACGTTCTCTCATTTCTTTAAGGAATTGGAACTTATTGTATTCCAAGAAATGTAAGAGGTTATCGTTGACGTATTGTGATACTGCGTTTTTATGATTTCGAATAAGTACAGCAAAGTCGTGTAACTCATCATATTTCTGACGAGTTAATTCATTTGAATGGAATATCTTTGTGTACTTACTCTTTATTATCATTTTTAATCCTCCAAATTATCAACATCTTGGCTTGAATGACCTAGTAATTCTTTATACAAGAGAATGTCATCTTCATTAAAAGAATCTTTATTCTTAAATTGTTCATATTCATTTTTAAGCCAAGAAATGTCTCCGTTTTCTCTTATTTTAATATCAACGTCCATATATCATTTTCATTTCATCATTTATCATTTCTTCAATAATAATGCTATATTCTTTATTCGTCTCTATTTTATTCTTTACTAATTTCAAGTAATATAAGCATTCTATCAATGAATGGTTTCCAAAATCATCTGTATCATCTTCTCCTGATATACAAATTTCTTTCTCATTCATTTTTTTCATCAAACATTTTATAAACACAAATGTCTGATACACTTTCAACTGCACAATATATAGTATATTCATTACGCATATATCCGTACTGTTCAATATACTTTGTTTTGAATCCGCCTGTTTTAAATGCCATTTTTCTCGATTTTTATTTCACAATGTTGACAAAACAAATGATTATTTACATCCATATGTGAACAAAAAGTTGGAATACACTCTTGTTTATACAATTTACACCACTTATAATATTTCATTGTTCTTGCTTTTGTTTACGTTTCTTTCTGTTTTCTTGTGCTCTCAATGAGTATACCTTACCACTAAAACTTGCAATCAACATCATCATATCATTTACAAGTTCTTCTTGCTCAGTGTATTCCTTCTTGTCAAGTAGTTCTATCTCAACACCATAACTGTTAAAGAAAAACTCTATTAGGTTATATTGAAACCTTGTAAGTCTATCCTTATGCTCAATTACTACTTTGTTAATTTTTCCATTCACAACCAAATTGCACAGTTTGATGAAACCTTTACGCTTGTCATTCAACCCACTTCCCATATCCTTTATAATGTACTCAACCTTGTATTTCTTCTTCGTACAATATTCGAATATCCTTGAAGATTGTCTGTCAATGTCACCGTGTTCTTTTTGGTCAGGTGTAGAACACCTTGCATAAGTGGCAACTATTATATCATCACTATCATTTGTGGTTTCATTACTATTTTCACCGATTAATAGTTCAATGTCAGATTGTTTATAACGCCTATGTCCTCCTTCTGTTCTTAAGGCAATTAGTTTACCGCTATTGTCCCAACGTTGAAGTGTGGATTTACTGACATTAAGTAAATGTTCAGTTTCTTTTAATGTCAGTAGTTTATCCATCTTCGTTTTCTGTTTTTTCAATTATATCAAGTGTTGCTTGTTTTGCACTGTCTATATGTTTCTGTAATTCTTCTATTGACAATGTTTCAAGTCCATCCATCAATGGATACTCGTTACCATCGTCACAAGTATACAACATATTTTCAGTGTCAATCGAAACAACTTTAATATTCTTATGTTTCATAAGTTCACTTATTCTTTTATTATTTATCTTAGTCTTCATATATAAATATCACGAATTTTTAAAAAGTTTGCTTATTTTTGAATATTTTTTGATATAAATGAATATTTTTCATTCGGCAGATGTTTCTCCCATTCTTTCTTTTTCTTTTCAATCCATTCATCTGTTTCAGGATTATCCTCAGGCTTCAAATAAACATTACTTATTGTCAAACCTTTCACTCCATTAACTTCACTAATTTTAAACAACTTATTATTATCCTCAATAAACTGCATCAACTCAGTCTTTTTTACACCAAGTTCCTTGGCAGTATCGGTTAGTACAGCATAATTTTTACATTCTATTTTCTGAATCAGATTAACAATTCTTTTAATTTCAGTTATTTCAAGTTTTCCCATAAAAAATATATTTAACATTATATTACTTACAAAAATCATGCCGAACTATCTCCAAAAACAATAAAGACACTTATTATTACATTGGTGTGGTTTGTCTTTAATTAATTCAGTCTTATTTTCACTACAGCCACAATGTGTTCTCACATTTTTATTGCCGATAAGTGTAATTTTGTCAGTCAAACCCAATATTTCAATATCTTTTTGGGAAAGACATGGTGTTGTTTTAAACTCAAACGGTTCCCCAACCGGTGGCTCACCACACATCTCAAGCCTCATATCCAACATTTGACAAACTTCAAAAATTTTTGAAAATGCTTTCCACCTATTATCTTCATCAGCATGAAAAGTGTTATATGGTAACTTAATATTCTCATTTTTAAACCTTTCTTTAACGTGTTCATACATATCAAGAAATGATATCCTAACTCTTTTTATACCTAAATCCCTAAATAACTCAATAACACTAATCGCTGTCTCAACACCTTTTTCAGTTGGCACAATAGGGTCAACTCTTAAAACAATTTGTTTAACAGGAAAACCTTTATCAATAAGTTTCTTTACTTGTTGATAACTCCATTCTTTTTTAGGTACAAGTGGTTCTATTTTGCTACCACCCATTCCAGTCACAGTACAGTGTAAGATTATTTTCTCCTTATTCTCTACTATTTTATCAATAAGTTTATCAGTCAACCTTTTTGTTATTATAAGATTTCCTGCATATAAATTATCGAAAATTTCAAGGTGAAAACTTGGGTCTGAAATCTCAGTTGTACCAAATCTTTGTGTTTTATCAGATAACGCCATTTATTTTAAGTTTTACAATTATATTTTCTATTGTGTTTTCAAATGACCCAAACCAATCCTCATCCCTCAATATCTGTTCATATTTGCTGTCATTGTCATTCCTTTTCCACACTGTATAAAAATAACCTGTTCTATCATTCAACGCAAAAGTATATACAGGTATCATCTCAATGACAATATTGTATTTCTCAGACAACCAATCAAAAACCTCAGCATATGTTGGTGCTTTATAATATTTTCCATATATATAATCCTCATATTCAATTAACTGCCCTTCTTTATATTTTCTTACACCAAGATTATTATCAGTAGTACCTTCAACACCGTCCTCACCTGCGTAACTTGGTGTGTCACTATAATCCGATACTCTGTTATCTAAAATCTTTGCGATTTTAAAACTAACTATTTCACAATATTTTTCCATGTTACAAATAAACTATATATTTTTATTAATCACTTTTATTGCCTCAGGTGGTATGTTGTCAAAAGTCCAAATGGCTCTAACTAAATTAGGGTCACCATAAAATTTTATATTACCACATTTCTCAGTATCTATTTCCAAAAGTGTATACGGAACATCTCTCTTTTTATTATTATTTGTTGAACTATATAACTCATCAGCGAAAAAAGTATAGTTTACATCTAAATTTCTATCCAAAAAACAATATATTCTCTCAGGATGCTCACCTAATTTGTTTCCTGAATGTGGTATTAATCCGTTCTTAAGAATTTTATCTAACTTATTAGTTGGTGTTAAATGATAAACATATTTTGATGTTTTAATTATATCTTCTTGTCTGTTTTTTTCAAAAGAATATACAAAAAAATTCTTATTTTTGTAATATGGATTAACAACCGCCAATGTCCAACCACAAGCTGTGAAAAATTGTTTTATCTTTTCAATATCTTTAAATTCTTTGGGAATTATCATTGATATACTACTAACCTCATCAGAACCATATTCATGTTCATTTTTCCGATATGTGTCAAAAGTAATACCAATATCATTATTGTTATTCAAAAAATCATGTTCAAAACCAATATCATATTCTTTTCTAAGTATATTGAATATTTTTTCAGCATCATATGATTTAAAAACACCTTCAGTAATTATCATATCAATTGTTTGTGGTAACTCAGTAAAATACCTCCGCAATTGTCCATTTCTTTCCGATATGATATCTATTTTTTCTATCAATTTTTTTATTTTGTTAATTTCTTTGTCCATTTTTTTTGTGTAAAATTACAAAATTTTTATCTTAAAAACAAAAAAAGTCACTAAAAATTTAGTGACTTTTTCGTAAGTATTTAATTATCAATTTATTCTTCGAATTCTATTTGTTCTGGGTATACAACAAATGAAATCGAGATTACCTCTAATGCAGGTGTAGGTTTGACAAGTATCTTACATGGGAGAATATGTTGGTCTCTTGTCTCAGGTGTTGATTCAGTAACAACCCTATAATCAACTATACCTCTATTTGATTTAACATCAGCAAGAATTGGCTCAACCAATGACCTGAATTGTTTTTCAAGTGTTGCATCATATTGTTCAAAGATAAGGTGTTTAGCCGCCTCTGTGACAAGTTTCTTAATTCTAAGCATTAGTCTCCTGACATTAATTCTATTAAGAGGACTTTCTTGTGTATAGAGGGTCTTGTTACCCCATACTTTAACGCCATCCTGTGCGAAAGACTTGATTGGATTAATTCTACCTTCGTAAAGTGTATCCTCATCATACAATGTTGTTTTGATATCTGCTTTAATACAGTCAACATTACCTCTTTCAGTACCAGCTGGTGCGAACCAAGGGAAACTGTTGTTATCAGTAGCGGCCATATTTCTAACAACATCCTTAGTCACAGGAAGAACAGTATACATTTTAGCGTCCGCATCATAATATCTCACCCATGGCCAATAAGTACAAGCGTATGATGATGTCAACTCACTGTCTTCAAGTTCGTCAACTACAGCCTCAGGTGTCTTATCCTCATTGACATCCTTAGGTGCGTTGATAATATAGAGGGCATCACCGCCTCTACCGTCCTCACTATCCTCAATCATATCAAGGGCATCCTCAACAAGAAGTGTATGATTTGAATAGTCAACACCTGGTGTTGCGAAAAGATTGATATCAACATCCTGAGGATTAGCGAACTGTTTATAACCTGCAAGATAAGCGTAATAGTCAGTATTGATGGCATTTACAGGAAGACCTAATTTAAGTGTAGGGTCAAGCGCAAGTTCAGTTGAACTAATCACACTGAAAGGACAGCCACTAACAATAGCGTATTTAGATGCTTTGTAATCGTCTTTATTGGTTCTTTCAGGTCTGTAAATATCCCAACCATCGAAACCACCATAAGGATAAACAGTGAATTTTCTCAAATTAATATCCTCATAAATTGTCCCGTCAACATAGTCCTCATTGAAAAGTCTTGGAATTTTTACGGACTGTGCGGCTTTCTGCATAGGGTCAACAGTTGTAAATGTATAACCACTTTCTGAGTCAACAAAGACTGAAACACCTGACATTGGATTTTCTACTGTCTCACCTGATATGTCAGTCAAAGTCCTATAAGGCATTGAAAGAATTGCGTCAAGGTGGAAACCGTTAGTAATCTTATTAGGGTCAGCGTCACCGTTTCCGTTCTCATATGCGGTCACACCCTTATAGTTAAGAACATCAACATCAAGAATCTCATTGTTAAGACCAAAATATTGTCTCTTAGGTTTAATAGCGTCATTGAAAATCGTGTTATAGGCGATGTCAATCCTACCCTCAGCACCAAGTCCATAAGTTGGCATTGGATAACCAAGGAAACCGCAAGGTACACAAGATTCAATACCATCCTCATCAGCGATTTCAACTGTCACATATTTTGACTTGGCTACATAACCGCCATCAAACGTACCAATTTTATAACCAATATAATTATTGGCACCAGGAACCATTGAACAGTTAATGAATTTCTCCAAAACAACAGGTGAAGCATCTGTGTCATAGAAATCCCTAATCCAAATATCAAACAATCCCTCATCAGGTCTAATCCTTTGGATAGACACTTTCACTTGATAATTAGCGGCGTTACCGTCAGAAATTGTATAGAATTTGAAAAGTTTCTTCACATTAATTGACTTATTTGTCGCTTCCTTAACCTCAGAAACAATCCAAGGGGTTTGGGCACATCTGTAAGTCTCTTTATAATTGGTGTAATCTTCGTCGTCTTTGATTTTCACACCATCACCATTATTAATAGCCTCAAACTTAACAGGAGTTGCCACTTTCGCCAACACTTTTCTTTCTTTGAAAGTATATTTGGTTTTAGCGGTATTGTCATATGAATCCCCATTAATAATGAATTCATCCGTATATTCTCCCCTTTCATTCTCTTTTAGCACACCTTTTTTACCATCCCATACATACCCATAAGAAAGAGTATCACCTGATGTTAATGTCTGTCCTGATTCAACAATAACCTCAGATAAAACATCTGCATTTTGAAGATAGTACTCATATGCGTAATCATATACAGCCTCAATGAACAATGGAGCCGTACCAACAAGAGGGTCAATTGAGAAAACATTATAGATGTAAGACCTGTCTGATGGATTTAATGAGAC